AAATGTTGCGGGAATGAACGGAGTCGGAGGTGCCGGTGTTGCTTTGTCTTCCGATTATTTTTGTGCAACAAGTTATCGTGATGGTAAATCTGCTACACTTAAACTTGAAAAGGGTATTAAGGTCGATTATAAAGAAACAAAAACTACACATAAGAATGGTACAACAGTGGAATTTGTACCTTCTCAAGAGGTCTATAATCTTGAACCAATCAAAATTGACTTTGAGGAAGTAAAGAAGATGTGCCGTGATTGGTCATATCTCTCAAAGGGGATTGAATTCAATTTGACTAATCATATCACAGGTGAAAAGATAAAGTATCTCTCCAAGAATGGTCTATTAGACTTTATGAAGGATACTGCATCTAAGCCACTTAACAAGACTCCAATGCATATCACACTCAAAGAAGGAGACATTGAAGCAGAGATTGTTATGGAATGGACTGATAGCAGAACTGAAATCTCTCACGTGTTTACAAATGGACTTGAAAATGTAGAAGGCGGCACCTCACTAACTGGTATCAAAACAGCACTGACTAATTTCTTCAAAAAGAAAGTCAAAGGCAGTGATAACGCAGAAATACTCCGTAAAGGTCTTTTCTATGCAGTATCATGTAAAGTGCCTAATCCCAGTTTTGCAAATCAAACGAAGACAAAAGTTAATAACCCTGAGCTTCGTGGTTTATGTCAGCGTGCCACTACTCAAATGCTAAACGAGTTTGAAACACGACACGGTGATGAATTCAACAAAATTCTTGAATTAGTATCAAAGGAGTTGAAGGCAGAAGCAGCGGCAGAGCGTGCTCGTAAGCAAGTCTTAGCAACCGATAAAGAGATTAATGATGATAAGAAAAAACGCGTTGTATTAGCAGATAAACTCAAGGATTGCCAAATACACGGAAGTGAGAGCGGTGCTATTCTCGCGATTTGCGAAGGTGATTCTGCACTGGGAGCATTGGTACAAGCCAGACCAATAGATAAGGTTGCATTGATGCCAATTCGAGGTAAAATCATTTCAGCACTTAAACACGATGATGAAGATATTCTTAAAAATGAAGAAGTAAAGGCAATTTTTTCTGCGTTAGGATGTGGTTTCTTTGATAGATATTCCGCTAAAAAATTGCGTTATCAATATGTAGCAATTGCCACAGATGCAGACGTAGATGGCGCGAGTATCTCAAATTTACTTACAACATTATTCTTTCATATGTGTCCAGATTTTATAAAAGAAGGACGTCTTTTCCGTATGAAAATGCCATTATTTGTACTTAAATATAAAGATAAAACACTATATGCATTTAGCGAAGAGGAAAAAAATCAATTTATTACTAAATATGGAAAACCGAAAGAAATTGGACGCAAAAAGGGTATCGGTGAAAATTCACCAGAAGAAACAAAAGTAGCCGTCTTTGGTGAACAACGTCGTTGGGAGCAAGTCAAAATTAATGATTATAATAAATACGCAGATATGATGGAAATGCTTATGGGTAAACAAGTAGAGGGTAGGCGTAATTTTATTATGAAAAATGTAGATTTTTCTAAAATAGGTGAATAATATGATAGGTATATATTCATTTTTGGAAAACAATACAGGTAAGCGATATATTGGGTATAGTGATAATATTAAACGTAGATATAGCGAACATTTAACCAAAACCAATAGTCGGATTCCTTTTGATACGATTTTACAATCCAAAGGTATAGAAAATTTTACTTTTGAAATTCTAGAGGAATGTAATATCAATGAATTATCAGAAAAAGAAAAATACTATATCCAATTATATAATTCTAAAATACCAAATGGATATAATTATTCAGATGGTGGAGATGGTTTTCACGGTGAAGATAATGGACGTTCTATTTTAACAGAATCCGATATAATTGCAATTAGAATGGCATATAATCAACATTTACGTAAACGAGAGGTATATAAACAATATCAAAACTTAATTGCTTTTGGCACGTTTGAACACGTATGGGAAGGAAAGACTTGGATATATATTATGCCAGAAGTATATACTGAAGAAAATAAACTATATTATAGCAAACAAGCAACAAATGGAGAATTATCATCTAATGCGATTCTTAGCGATGAGGAAGTAAACAGTTTACGTCAGCAATATGTTGACCAAACAGCAAAAGAGTTATATAATAACTATAAAAATAGAATTGCATATCAAACTTTTCAAGCGATTTTATGGGGAAGAACTTATAAGCATTTACCAATATATAAAAAGAAAGAAAAGAGGTGGATAACAAATGACTAACTTTATAGAACGCGATGGCGAAGAAGTTTTCAAAGAAGAGTTTTTGGAATTCGCCGGATATAATTTACAGCGTCGTGCTATTCCAGATGCACGCGATGGTTTAAAATGGGGAGCACGACAACTTCTATATAGTCAAAATCTTGGTGGTTTTACATATAATAAACCCTTTAAAAAGGCGATTAAATCTGTATCACAAGCTATGGGTTTTTGTTATGTGCACGGAGATTCTAGTGCATATGGAACTCTTATCCGTATGGCAAAACCATTTGCTTATAGATATGTTTTACAAGAAGCTAATGGCAACTACGGAACATTAATCAACCCAGATGACCATTCTGCAAGTCGTTATGTTGAATTACGTGGAGCAGAACTTTCATCTAAATTACTTACTGATATCGATAAAGAAACCATTACGGAATGGGAAGATACTTATGATTTGGAAGGACAATTTCCAAAAGTTTTGCCATCTAAAGGATTTTACGGAATAGTTAATGGATGTATTTCAATAGGTAGCGGTATGAGTTGTTCTATTCCACCTACTAATATTAGAGAGGTAAATAATGCGCTTATTAAATTACTAAATCATCCAGATGTATCAGATGATGAAATTATTTGTTATCCCGATTTTCCAACTGGAGCAACCATTCTAAATAAATCGCAAGTTAAGGAAAGTATGCTCAAAGGGAACGGGTTTGCTTGTAAGGTTAGAGCAATAGTAGAGTATGATAAAACAGAAAATTGTTTCATCGTAAAAGAAATGCCATATTCAACATATACTAATACAATTTGTAATGAATTAGCGACAATTATGAGTGAAGATGAAGATTGTGGCATTAGAGATTTTGTAGACTATACTGGTCAAAAGCCAGATTTACGAATCTATCTTACTAAGAAGGCGAATCCATCAAAAGTATTAGTAAGACTATATAAAGATACTTCATTACAAACACATTATACCATTAATATGGTAATGCTTGATAACGGAACAACTCCAAAATTGTTTGGATGGCGCGAAGCACTTCAAGCACATCTCAATCATGAGAAGGAAGTATATAGACGTGGATATGAGTTTGACATACGCAAAATGACTGCGCGCAAGCATATTTTGGACGGATATCTAATCTGTCTCGCGCGAATTGAGGAAGTAGTTCAGACTATCAAAAAGTCCGAAAGCACCGCAATCGCAAAGTCTAATCTTATCAAAGAATATCTACTTGATGACGCACAGGCAACCGCGGTCCTCAAACTTACACTGAGTCGTCTCGCGCACATGGAAGTAAAGAAGATAGAGCAGGAAAAATCCGACATCATTAAGGAAATTGCACATCTTGAAGCAATTCTCGCAGATGAAAAACTTCTCAATGCAGAAATTGAAAAGGGACTGCGCGATGTAATGATGAAGTATGGAGATGAGCGCCGCACGGTTATTATGGATATTGAGAAAGATACTGATGATACAGTAGAAGTAAAACAACTCCAACTGATGCTCACTAACAAAAACAATGTAATAATGAACGAAGCATCATCACTTTATACACAAAAGCGTGGAGGAGTTGGTGCAAAGACCAAACTTGACGCGGGAGAATTCGCAATAGAGAATCTCACAATCAAGAACACAGATACAATTCTCTTCTTCGCTAAGAACGGAAACTTCTATCCAGTGTCCGCCACACTCATCAACTTAGATGAAAAAATCGCAATTGAAACACTTACTGGTTGCGCCGGAGAGGAAATTGCGGCGATGACTTCAATGAATAAGCGTGATGCTAAACCGTTCATTATCTTTATTACACGCAATGGATACTTGAAAAAGTCCAATTTATCTGAGTATAATGTAAAGCGCACAACCGGTGTAAAGTCACTTACTCTTGAAGCAGATGATGAAATTGTAAATGTTTTATTTACCGATAGTGATAAAATTGCAATGCTTACGTCACAAGGTAATTTTATAATAGTTGATTCTACCTCAATTCGTCCTATCGGACGCGTTGCGCGAGGTATTAAGGGTATCAAATTAAACGATGGAGATTATGTAATTAGTAGTCGTTGTATAAAACCATCAGTTCGCAAAATCGTATCAATCACTGAAAAAGGTATGATAAAACAGACGGCTATTGAGGAATTTACTATCCAAGGAACCAACACAAAAGGTAGCAAAATCCAAAAACTCAATGCTGGCGATACAATGGCAGACTTCTTACCAATTAATGATCATCCGGAAATTGTAATTGCATCACAAGGTTCTTGTATTAAAGTCAAGACTGACGATATTCCACTGCAGTCGCGCGGCACTATTGGTGTAACCGGTATTAAATTAGGTGGCGCCAATAAAGTAGTATCACTTAGTTAATTATTTGACTTTTTGTGAAAGATATGATATAATATATTTGTAAGATTGAGAGAGGAAAATGAATCTTCTCTCACTTACAAAAAATAAAATAGTAAAATGTTTGACAAAAAGCCAAAGTTTTGCTATAATATATGTATAAAGTTAAGAAATAAATAACACAACTTAACTAAACTAATTATTAAACGTCTTATAAGACAAAGGAGAAATTAAAATGAAGCTTACAGAAAAGTCCAATGAAGTATTCGAATACGTAAAGGCTAACGGCGGAAAGGTATCCGTAGATGAACTCGCAGAAGCACTTGGCAGAACAACAAGATCCGTTAATGCTAACGTAACAGACCTCCAGAAGAAGGCTCTCATCGTTAGAGAAAAGGTTGCTGGTGAAGGCGAAGATGCAAAGGATATCACATATGTAGTTATTACAGATGCTGGTATGTCTTTTGTTCCCTCTGATGACGAGGAATAATTAATAACAAAGGTCGGGCTGGTGTAAAAGCCAGCCCGTTTTTCGTACTTAAAATGAACTAAACTAAATAGGAGAAAATTATGTTAACTGAAAAGGAAAATAGAGTAAAAGTAGAAGGAATCCTGAGCGAAATTGATCTGAAGTATGGTGAATTTACAAAGAAGGATGGTTCACACATGAAGTCCGTTGGCGGCAGCATTAAGGTTAGAGTAAATCAGACTCTTCCTAGTGGCGAAGCACAGGAACTTGAAGTGCCCATTCATATGTTCGCATCTGAATATACAAACGCAGGTAAGAAGAATCCCGCATATGATTCTATTGAAAGAGTAATGAATGAATTTGTATCTATTGCAGCAAGTGATATTAATACTGCAGATCGTATTCGTATTACCGGTGCAAAGATTACAATGAATGAATATTATGGACAGAATGGTAATCTTGTATCATTCCCTCGTATCCAAGCATCTTTTATTAACAAGATTCGTAAGGAAGAATGTCATCCCGAAGCAACATTTAGTGCAATTTTTGCGGTAGGTTCTAAGGGTTATGAAGTAGATAAAGACGGAGTAGAAATTCCTAATCGTTATAAGATTGGCGCAGCACTTCCGCAGTATGGTGGAAAGGTTGATGTGGTTCCGTTCATCGCAGCATCCGAAGGTGTTATCTCTGCAGTTGAAAACTACTGGAATGTAGGTGATACTGTAAAGGCTAATGGTCGTCTTAACTTTACTAGTAAGACTTATACCACAAAAGCAGACGTTGATTTTGGCGAAGCCAAGGAAGAGACACATACTATTAGTGTTAGCGAACTTGTAATCACTGGTGGTAGTCAGACGCCGCTTGAAGGTGATTTTGCATTTGACGCCGATGATATTGCCGCAGCGCTTAAGGATAGACAAGCAAAACTTGCTACACTCAAGGAGAAGGCAGCAAATAAAGGTACATCCGGTTCTGCTCCTAAGGGCAATAGTTTCTCTGATCTCGGATTTTAATCCGAGAAAGGAGGTAAATTATGGCTATTAATATTCTCAATTTACAACCTACTACAATTAGTAGAGACCTTAAAGGTAAGTATATCCTAGTTTATGGTCAACCAAAAACTGGAAAAACATCCTTTGCCGCAAACTTCAAGAAAAACTTACTTCTCGCATTTGAAATGGGTTATAATGCCATTGATGGTATTTATGCTCAGCCGATTCAGAAGTGGTCTGACTTTAAGTTGGTATTACGTCAGTTAGGTGATGCTAAGGCACAAGAAATGTTTGATACTATCACAATTGATACTGCTTCTATCGCATATGATTTGTGTGAACAGTATGTCTGCGCACAGAATGGCGTGCAGAAAATTGGTGATATTCCCTGGGGCGGTGGTTATACAGCCGTAAAGAACGAGTTTGAAGCGTGTTTGCGCCAGATAACTCTTATGGGTTACGGACTTATTCTTATTGCACATTCTGAGACCAAAGTAGAAAAAGTTGGTGATAACGATGTTGAATCTTATAGGCCAGCACTCAATAAACGTTGCTATGAAATCTGTAATAGACTCGTAGACGTTATTGGATACATTGGACTTGAATGGAGTGAAGATGGTAAATCTGAACGCTATCTCTATACACGCCAGACTCCTCAAGTAATGGCAGGTAGCAGATTCAAGTATCTTGAACCAAAAATCAAGTTCGGTTATAATGAACTGGTTGATGCTATTGGTGATGCCATTGACAAGAGTGAAAAGATTGATGGTGCTACTGTTGTAGATCACACTGAAACCGTTGTTGCTGAGAAAATTGACTTCAAGGCAGTAATGAAGGAAATGGCAGAATTATGGACGAAGTTAGTTGGTACTGGTGATAAGGCAGATGAAGAAATGGCAAAGACCATTATGAAGAAAGCCGAAATTATCTTTGGTCATCCGCTTGCTAAACTGAGCGAGATTACTGAGGATCAAGCTGATTTAGCAAACTTAGTCTTATTAGATATGCGTGATTTAGCAAAGTAATCCTAAATAATAACGAGGCAGTTAGAAATAACTGCCTCTTTTTGTGATATTATTGATTTTTTGTGAAAAATATGCTATAATTATATTAGATAATTATGAAAGGAGATGGAATATGCCCAAATGTAGATGTTGTAAAGGTGAAATAGATAAAGCAGATACGATAAGTTGGGTAATGCCATCACAAGGATGGTATTATCATACTAAATGTTATGATGATTGGATACGTAAAAAGGAAGATATTCATGCCGTAGCAGAAGATGATGAATGGAAGGGATATTTATGGGATTATTTGAGTAGGGATCTAAAATTGCCCAAGTTGAATTATCAGAAGTGCGACCAACAGTGGCATTCATTTCTTTCAAATAAAAAAAAGATGACTGCGAAAGGTTTGTATTATGCGTGTCGTTATTTTTATGAGGTAATAAAAGGCAATCCAGCCGAAGCACAAGGCGGCATTGGTATTTTACCTTATGTTTATGATGATAGTTGTATGTATTGGACTAATCGTGAAAAGATAAATAAAGAAGTCTGTCAGCAAATAGAGGAGCAATGCGCACAGAAAGAGGTGCGCGAAGTAATTCAAGTTATTCAAAGGCAGACGAAAAAAGAAAAACCGCAAATGAGTTTAGCGGATGTTTTGGCGTTGGAGGACGAAGAATGATACAAGCAGATAAGGCAACGATTCAATATGTTCTTGGTTCTCTTTTGAAGAAGCCACAATTACTTAGTCAGGTAGATAAGTATAGTTTGACTGTGTTAGATTTCTCATCAAAGTTTGAGAGATTGATTTATACAGCAATTGATGGATTGTATCGTAGTAATGCGACCATAATCAATCCAATTGATATAGATAATTATTTGAGTAGTGATACGGCGGCCCACGGTATTTTTGAATCAAATCACGGTATTGAGTATTTGAGTGATATTGTGGAGTTTGGCTCTGTTGAGAACTTTGATTATTATTATGCAAAGTTGAAGAAATTCAATCTGTTGCGCGATTTACAAAAGTCTGGTGTTGATATTAGTCAGTTTTATATGGAAGATTTAGCCAATCCAAAAGCCGGAGAAATCAATGAGAAGTTTGAGGATTTGACGACTACTGATATTATCAATAATGTTCAAACCAACTTATTAAAAGTTGAATCTAAATATGGAAGGACTAGTAATATAGAAACTTGGAACGTTAATGATGAAATAGATGATGTAATCAATGATTTTGGTTCTACGGAAAGCGTCGGTTTGTCTATAAACGGGTCAATTTACTCTCAAATTATTAATGGCGCAGAATTAGGAGCATTAACAATTAGGTCGCTGGCGAGTGGTGTTGGGAAGACCAGGCTTGCTGTTGCAGATGCGTGTATGCTTGCCTATCCAATATATTTTGATATAAAAACTAATCAATGGATACGTAATGGTGGACATCGCGAAAAAGTATTATTTGTAATGACAGAACAAACACCACAACAAGTATTACGAATGATTATTGCATATTTAACCGGAATTGAAGAATCTAAATTTAGATTTGGTTCTTTAACAGAAGATGAAGAAAAAAGAATTCAACAAGCACGTATTATTATTAATAAATATCAAGATAATTTACATTTGATGCGAATTCCAGATCCAAATATATCACAAATTAAATTATTGATTAGAGAACAAGTTAAATTACATAATATAAAATATGTATTTATGGATTATGTTTTTATTTCGCCAGCCTTACTAACTGAATTTCGTGGTAATAATCTACGTAATGATGAAGCATTATTATTGATGGCCACTGCATTGAAAGATTTAGCCGTTGAATTAAATGTATCAGTATTTACATCAACTCAAGTTAACGCAAAAGCAGATGATAATAAAGAGATAAGAAACGAGGCCTCATTAGCGGGCGGCCGCAGCACTATTAATAAAGCCGACAATGGTATTATCGGAATGCGTCCTACTAATGATGAAATAGAAACATTGTCTGGATTAAATATTTTAAAAGGTGTTACGCCTAATTTAGTATTAGATGTATTTAAAGTTCGGTCGGGACGTTGGACGCAAGTTCGTATATGGTGTGATTTTAATCCAGGTATTTTAAGATTAAATACATTATTTGTTACAGATTCTCGTTTTCAAACTATTGATGATTTTTATACTTTTCAACCAGAATATCAATGGGAATTAATAGATGAAGATAAACAATTTTTATTAGAATTAAATAAATAAGACTTCATTTTTTTGTAGTCATAAATAAGTAATCTTACATATAAATGGAGGACAAAGAAATGAAAATTATTTATAAATATGTTAATTTATTAACAAATAGAGTATGTTATGTTGGGCAGACTATTAATATTAACGATAGACGCCATCAACATGAAGAATATGAAGCTTTTACCGAAAAACGTGATGAATATAATTATCCATTAAGTTGTGCGATTCGTAAATATGGTGTAGAAAATTTTAGATGTGATATTATAGAAATTGTTCCACTTAATCTCGCAGATGAACGTGAGATTTATTGGATTTCCTATTATGATACCTATAATAATGGTTATAATCAAACTCCTGGCGGAAAAGTCAAAGGCGATTTATCTTCTGATGATATAAGTGATATTTATCAATTTTTACGCGAAGGTAAAACTTATCAATGGATTAGTGATAGAAAAAATATATCTATCACATTAATTAGTCAAATTAATAATGGTAATGCATATTATAATCCAGAGATACAATATCCTATTTGTGCTAAAAAATATGGAAAACGGTTAGATACCGATATTGTAGATTCTATTAGAGAAGATTTGATTATCAAACAAAAAACCATAAGAGAATTAGCGGAAATATATAATGTAGGATTTAATGTAATTGTTAGAATTAATAATGGAGAAAGTTATTATAATGAAAATTATACTTATCCTTTACGTAAGGGTCGTGCAAGGAAGAAGGTGAGATAATTGATTGATTATCAAGCAATAAATGAATCTCTTACACCAGATGTAGTAAAGCGAATTCTCACAAAACTCAATATTCCATTCAAGGAAACAACTTCCTACCTACTAATGCCGACTGTATGTCATAATGCGAACAGCGACGAAGCGTCTTGGAAACTTTATTATTATTTCAACAATAAAGTCTTCGTATGTTTCACAGAGTGTGGTAATATGTCTATTTGGAAGTTCCTCAAAGCATATTATGAAACACGTGATATTGAGTATTCGTGGTATGATGATATTTATTTGCTTATCACTGAAGGAGACGGCCGATCGCAAATTGATGGATTGACTGCACCGAAATATCAGTCACTAAAAGATAAGTATGAGTGCGGCCGCCGTATAGTTGAGTTGCCAGTATACAATAGTGGTGTATTAGATTGTTTCATCAAAACCTATCCAAGTGAATGGTTGAATGATGGAATTAGTCGCGCCGCGATGGATAAATTCAATATACGGTATAGCATATCACAAAATAAAATAATAATTCCGCACTATGATGTAAATGGAAGATTGATTGGAATTAGAGGACGCGCCCTCAATAAATGGGAAGTGGAAAATATCGGAAAATATGCACCAATTTGGATAGAGGATACTTGCTATAAGCATCCATTAGGAATGAATTTATATGGATTATATGAGAATAAAGAAAACATTAGGCGAACAGGTATATGCTACCTTGTTGAGAGCGAGAAGAGTGTCCTTCAATTTGATTCTTTTCAGCGAGCCAATTGCAGTGTTGCTGTTTGTGGTTCTAACTTCAATAAATTCGCATTAGCACTTCTAATGCGAGAAGCATCGCCACGAGAAATTGTCGTATGCTTTGATAAGGAAGAACTACCAGGTGAACATAAATATTTTGATAAATTAATGAAATTATGTCGCAAATATACGAATTATGCGAATTTTTCATTTATATATGATAGAGAAGATTTACTTGATTTGAAGGATAGTCCAACTGATAAAGGAGAGGAAATCTTTGATAAACTAATTAGAAAGAGAGTGATTGTGAAATGAAAGTAAGACTAATAAATGAAGAAATAACCAATGATTATGGTGCCAATTTATTAAGGTCGCGCGGAGTAAGTGATGTAGAGACATATATGAATCCCACAGCGGATTTGGTCAATAATCCATCTTTACTGAAAAATATCGCGGCCGGCACTGCTATGTATCTACGTGTTGTAAAAGAAAGCGGTCGTATACTTCTCGTAGTAGACTGTGATATGGATGGATTCACATCATCTACCATATTTTATCAATACACAAAGAGAATGAATCCTGATGTGCAGATTGATTACCTTATCCACGAAGGAAAGCAACACGGACTTGAAGATCACATTGATAAGATTATGGAGGAAGGAAGTAATTATGACTTATTGGTATTGCCCGACTCGTCATCCAATGACATACACTATCACGACATGCTCGCAGAAATACATCTGCCTTCCCTCATCATCGATCACCACATCACCGATGCAAAACTCTCAGATAACGCAATCGTTATCAATAATCAGTTGTCCCCTGACTATCCAAATAAGGAACTAACTGGCGCCGGAATGGTTTACCAGTTCTGCCGCTACGTAGATATGACAACTGGACATGGCAACTGGGCCGATGATTATGTTGACCTCGCAGCCTTCGGTATTATTGGTGATATGGCTAACATACTTGAACCGGAGAATAGATACTTTATCTATAAAGGACTTCATAACATTCAAAATAAACTGCTCTGGGCATTTATGCGCAAGCAATCCTACTCAATCACTCGCATAATGGAACCAAGTGATGATGAACTGCTTGCCGCAATGAATCCCATTAGTGTGGCCTTTTACATCGTTCCACTCGTAAACGCAATTCAGCGCGTAGGTACAATGGATGAAAAAATTCGTCTCTTTGAAGCGTTCCTTGATGCTGATAAAATGATACCAAGTGGTAAGCGTGGATGCAAAGGACAATTAGATCTTGCTGGTGCTGAAGCCGCGCGCGAAGCAACAAATGCGCGCTCTCGTCAAAATAAAACACTTGATAATGTAATGTTCAGTATTGAGAGCAAAATCTTCAAATATGATTTACTTGAAAATAAGATACTGTTTATCAGACTGGAAGAAGATGATGTATTCCCGTCTGAACTCAATGGACTTGTGGCGATGAAGTGTGCGGCAAAATACAAAAAGCCAACCATCGTTGCTCGTCTAAATAATCAAGGATATGATCGCGGCAGTATGCGTGGTATGAATCAATCAGCGATGAGTTCATTCAAAGACTTCCTTGAAAGCACTGGATGTTTTGAATATGTCGCTGGCCACGATAACGCGGCAGGGGTGTCAATTAGTGATGGATTACTTAGTCATTTCCACGAGATTGCTAATGAGCAACTCAAAGATATGGATTTCGGTGAGAATTGCTATGATGTAAACTTTATTAGAGATGCTTATGCACAGGATTTATCAGCAATTATTGAAGATATGGATAAGTATACTGGTATTTGGGGTCAAGGTAACCCCGAAGCATTGGTTTATGTAAAAAATATCCCAGTCAAGCCATCCAATATCACAATAATGGGTAGTAAAAAGGATACAATCAAAATTGAAGTAAATGGCATCTGTTATATGAAGTTCCTTGCAAAAGAACTAATTGATGAATTATCAAACCATACTGGTGATATGATACTTGAAGTAGTTGGTAAACCTAATGTAAATCATTGGGGCGGCCGCAGTATTCCGCAGTTATTTATTGAAGAATTACAAATTAAGGATAACAATCCGTGGGAGTTCTAATATGAAAATATTATTAGCGTGTGAAGAAAGTCAACGTGTATGTGAAGCCTTTCGTAACAAAGGACACGAAGCATATTCGTGTGATATTATTGATTGCTCTGGTGATCATCCAGAATGGCATATCAAACAAGATGTATTACCATTACTGAATGGTAGATGTGAATTTACCACTTGTGATGGTATTTCACATAAAATTGACGATAAATGGGATATGATTATTGCATTTCCACCTTGCACTCATCTTGCAGTAAGTGGTGCTCGCCATTTTGAGAAAAAGCGTGAAGATGGACGTCAGCGTGAGGGTATTATTTTCTTTTGTCAGATGCTCAACGCAGATTGTGATAAACTGATAGTAGAAAATCCTGTAAATATCATCAGTGGCGACTATATACAGAAATGGTTTCCTGACTTATGCAAAGAATATGGACTACCGCGAAAATCAACACAAATTATCCAACCTTACGAATATGGCAATCCTTATACAAAGAAAACTTGTTTATGGATAAAAGGTGTAGAACCACTTAAACCAACAAATATCCTTGAAAAACCAAAAGAAGGATGGAAAAATCAATCATTTACTGCGGATGGACGTTATGGTGGATATAATGCAAGTTTCAATACGGCGGCCGAGCGTAGTAAAACATTTCCTGGTGTCGCGGCAGCAATGGCAGACCAATGGGGATAATTGACTTTTTCATAAAGTTTTGTTATAATAAATATAAGAAAGTGAGGAATAAACTATGTATGATAATTTACCGGAACTAATGCAGAACTTTCCTATTGGAACTAAGATTCGTTTAAAGGATAATGAACGTGATGACTATGCGAATGGTAAGTTTGTAGTAGATGCATATGTCTATGAAAAAGGTGATAAATGGTATCCCGCACATAAATTATGGGATGGGAAGTTTGAGATATACAAAGGATAATGATACGGCGGCCGTATAATGCGGCCGTCTTATTTTATTGACTTTTCCATAAAATTATGATATAATAAATATATAAAATTAAAAAAGGAGGAAAGAATAAAATATGTTGATTGAACAAAACAACTATCCAGGTTCGCTTCATTCACATACTGAGTACTCGAATACCCGCTTACGCGATTGTATTGTAAAAATAGGTGATGCAATGAACTATGCTGAAGAATTAGGGCATGGTGTTTTGGCGTTCACTGAACACGATTGTTTGAGTGGATGGGTTAAGATAGAAAAAGAAGCGAAAAAGCATCCTAACTTAAAAGTTATTCGCGGAAATGAGATTTATTTATGTAGAAACGGACTCAATGCGGATAACTTCAATAAAGATTGGGATAGATATTATCATTTTATATTACTGGCAAAGGATCTTACTGGGGCCAAGCAAATAATGGAAATCTCAACTCGTTCGTGGTTGCGTTCCTATATGGCGCGCGGTATGCGTAGAGTTCCAACATATTATCAAGATTTAGTAGATATTATTGGTGCAAATCCAGGACACGTAATTGGTAGCACTGCTTGTTTAGGCGGCGCGCTTCCAACGCAGATATTGCGCGGAACACCTGATAATAAATTGGAGTTATGGATAAAACAAATGGATAATATCTTCGGACACGGAGATTTCTATTTTGAACTTCAACCTTCAACTAACCGTGAACAAATTATTGTAAATAAAAAACTAATTGAGTTTGGATGCAAGTTCCAGATTCCATATATTATAACAACCGATACTCATTATTTGAAGAAAGAAGATCGGCTTATTCACAAAGCTTATCTCAATGCACAAAATGGCGATAGAGAAGTCGATGATTTCTATGCTACCACATATATGATGGGAACAGAAGAATTGGAATCATTCTTTCCGTATTTACCTAAAAGTGATATTTATCAAGCATATGATGCGATAAATGAGATTGCCGCGAAGTGTGAGGATTTCTCGTTACAAAAGCCATTGAAGATTCCTGAACTTAAGTGGCGTGAAGTTAGCGGCGGCATTACTGAGAACGATAAAGCGTTCTATTTTGAAAAAATGCCAACATTGAAGACTTTTTGGGAATCACCGTATTACTCGGATAGATATCTCGTTAGTGCATTGATTGAAGGCGTTTGGAAACACGAAGATTTACAGAATGATGAGGCATACGTCGCATTAGAAGACAATCTTCAGAGAACTTGGGAATCATCTGAAGTAAACAAAGCAAGATGGTCAGCATATTATCTCAATCTCCAAAAGAATATTGATGAATGTTGGAACGCAGGTACAATTGTTGGACCCTCGCGTGGTTCTGGTGGCGGATTTGTTTTGCTTTATGCGTTAGATATAATTCAAATGAATTGTTTACGTGAAACCACCCAATGCTATCCTTGGAGGTTTCTCAATCCAAAGAGAGCATCAGTACTTGATATTGATACAGATATAGAGGGCGGTCGCCGTGCTCAAGTGCTTCAACATTTGAGGGATGTATATGGTGATGATAGGGTAGCAAACGTAGCGACATTCAGAACTGAAAAATCAAAATCAGCAGTATTGACTGCGGCGAGAGGTTTGGGAATTGATGTTGATATTGCACAATATATTGCATCACTTATTCCTGCCGATAGAGGACAACTTCGTTCATTAGACCAGTGTATGAATGGTGATGAAGAAAACGGTTGGGAGCCAATCAAACAATTTATATTTGAAATGACTCAAAACTATCCGGAACTCTGGCAAGTCGCGCATAATATTGAAGGATTGATTTGCGGCAGCGGTATCCACGCAGGTGGTGTTATCTTTGTTGATGAACCGTTCACGGAATCGACCTCACTTATGAGAGCACCAGATGGTACGGTCTGCACTGCATTAGACTTACACGACTGCGAAGATTGTTCGCTCATCAAAATTGATTTGTTATCAGTTGAAGCAATGGATAAGATTCATAACTGTATTGATTTATTATGTGATTATGGTTATGCAGAGCGTAAAGCAACACTACGAGAGACTTATGAGTCAATCGTAGGTATTTATAATATAGAACGAGATAATCCTAAGATGTGGGATATGGTTCAGAACCACGAAATTGGTTCTCTGTTCCAAATGGAGAAGCAATCCGGTATCAATGGTATTGCCTTAACTCATCCTCAAAAAATTGATGAGTTAGCCGTATTGAACTCAGTAATCAGACTAATGGCTTCGGAAAAAGGAGCAGAACAACCGCTTGATATGTGGGCGCGATATAGAACTGATATCAATGAATGGTATCGTGAAATGCGTGAGTATGGATTGACCGAAGAACAAATTGAGTGGCTTTCAAATCATCCAGCGATAACAAATGGAGTATGTGAGTCGCAAGAGGGATTGATGTCTTTATTACAAGATAACTTATTAGGCGGAAATGATTTGTCATTTGCCGATAAATGTCGTAAGGCAATTGCTAAAAAGCAAGGCAAATTATTTGAAGAATGTGAGCAAACATATTTTGAAAATGCCAAGACGCATAATTGCGATATGAAGTTAGTGCATTATGTATGGGACGTTATGTTACGTGTCCAAAGAGGATACTCCTTCTGCAGGGCACATACACTTGCTTACTCATTAGTTGCTCTTCAAGAAATGAATCTTGCTTTCAAATATCCAATAATGTTTTGGAATTGCGCGTGCCTAATTAGTGACGCGGGCGGTAATGAAACTGAAGAGGTCGATGAGCAAGCCACAGAAGAGGTAAAAGAAGAACCAATATACTCAAATGAGATGGAGGAATTTGGTCCAGAAGATAGTGAAGATGATGTTGAGTCTGAATACGATGAAGATGAAGACTGTGATGGTTATCCAGTTGAAGTCAAAGTTATGAAAGATGGCAAAAAGAAAAAGAAAGCGAAAGCAACTAACTACGGTAAGATTGCCGCCGCCATCGGTAAGATAAAGTCTACTGGAGTAGATATTACACCACCTGATATCAATGATTCATCCTATACATTCTCACCCGATATAGAACATAACGCTATTCGTTATGGATTGTCTGGTATTACACGAATTGGTGACGACCTCATCAAACAAATCATCGGTGGTCGTCCCTACACTGGAATTGATGATTTTTTGAGTAAAGTCAAAGTAAATAAAACACAAATGATAAATCTTATCAAGTCTGGTGCGTTTGATTCATTCGGTGATAGAGTTCAATTGATGCACGACTATGTAGCGCGCATTAGTGATTGTAAGAAGCGTATTACACTTCAGAATATGAAAATGCTTATTGATTTTGGACTTGTACCAGAGGATTATGATATGGTAAAGCGTGTATATAACTTTACTAAATATCTCAAAAAGTTCAAAATAGATACATACTACGGAATGGATAATATCGCATATTCATTCTACAGCGGCAATTTTGATTTAGACTATCTCACACCAGGCGAAACCGAAAGTGGATTTATGATAAAGCAAACTACTTGGGATAACATATACAAAAAGCATATGGATAAAATTAGACCTTGGGTTCAGAAGAATGCCGCAGATTTATTAGTAGCAGTAAATGATAGATTGATGAGCGATACTTGGAATAAATATTGTTTAGGTACTGTAAGTAAATGGGAAATGGATAGTATCTCTTGCTACAATCACGAACACGAACTAAATTGTGTGGATAATTCAATTTATGGATTTAGCGATTTCTTTGAATTGAGTGAACAACCAGAAATTGAACGAGTTATGCCAATAAAGGGTAAAATGATACCGATGTTCAAGTTAGTTCGAATTGCAGGTACAGTATTAGATAGAGACAAAGCAAAGAAAACGGTTACATTACTTACAACAGGTGGTGTTGTAATAGTAAAAATTTATGGTGGCGTTTTTCAGCAGTATGATAAACAAATCAGTGAGCGCGGCGCCGATGGCAAAAAGCACGTAATTGAGAAATCAATGTTCACTCGTGGTAATAAGATAATTGTTACTGGTATAAGACAAGATGATGCATTTCTTGCTAAAACATATAGTAAAACTCAATGGCATCGTGTTGAACAAATTACAAGTATTACTGATAGTGGTCTAATTACTATCAAGGCAGAGAGAGCAGGTGAGAGTGATGTGTAAATATTACTCTCACAATCCACTACCATGGTGTAACTTTTTTGACTGCGTATGTAAAATGTTTTGGAGCGAGCAGTGTCCACTCGTAAAGGTGAGAGAATGAGTATCGGATTATATGATGCAGATATGGCCGCATATACTTTGGTGCCATTTAATTTAGAACTAATGAAGTTATCTGCTTATTATAAAAAACAGCGCGAAATGGTATTATTAGCGAAAGAATTTGATCCCACTCGTAACACTAAATTCTTTTATATTAAAGATTGGGATGATGGCAATTTTCCTTCATCGCTTAACGCAAATAATGTAACGTATTTAGGAAAAGCATTTACTAATGATATTTATAAACCTTTGGATTTAAATATTGAGAAATGTGTACCAGATACTTCTATATATTCTATAATGGAATCTATTGTTGGACAAGCAACCAAAACAAGTCAAACATTATTTAATAATATGATGAATGGAGAACACTGCCGTTTATCTCTAGACGGACAGACAATATGGTCTGACTATATGTGTCAATTTAATAATCTTGAAACTACTAAACTCATTATGATACATGATTATGATTTAGGTCAAGTAGAAGGCGCATTTGAAACGGTTCAAGATATTTTATCTCAGACTAAACGAAATCCATCTATTGGATTTAAATTCGCGCCACAATTAAATAATATTCAAGATTTAATGAATTGGTCATCATTGCGCGCGAACTGTATTTTTTACTCCATGGGATTTAATGGACTCATGCCATTAGCAGATTTTTATAAATGGTGCGCAAATGGATATGGGAAAAATGCTTATGCTATGCTTGAATACAATATCACGCCAAAATCATTCACACAAAATGATTTTACGGATGAATATCTATGTCAAATTCTTAAACAGGTCATAATTTCACGAAGTTATCGACTTAAAATTTCACTTATATATAACGACGATTTATTAAGTAATAATTATCAAAAACAAATTTTAGATTTATTAAATTTTTATCAACATAGTATGTTCTCATCAGTAAGTGACGCGCTATTTATTAAAGAAGTACAAAATGATACTGTATTTGATTTTGCTAAAAAATCATTGGATACATATGGAAAATATCCTAAAATGTTAAATCGTTATGATATGCGCGCACTTTTTCATTACATACAAGAAAATTATCCGCAGTTATTTAAAAATTTATATGAATTAACATATATAAAACTTAAGGAGGAAATCAATGACTCAATTAGAAATTAAAGAGCAAATTGATGCTAATAATGAAATGATTGAATCTCTTATGGATCCAACACAATTTACTCTTAATGCAATTATTGCAAATTTATTATCAGAAAATGCACAACTTCAAGCGCAATGTGTACATGAATATCAAGATGGACATTGCATTTACTGCTATAAGGAGGAAACAAAATGACATTATACACAATTGGTTGTCCACAATGTTTAGTATTAAGAAAAAAATTGGACTTGGCGGGGGTTAAATATGATATTTGTACAGATAGAGAATTAATGTTATCAAAAAATATCCGTGCCTTACCGCAACTCGAACTCGACGATGGTACAGTATTAAATTTCATGGAAGCAGTAAAGTATCTTAAGGACCAGAAATAATGAATATTAATGTTAGATTAAATAAAAATTTTACCACACAGTTTAATAAAATGATTGAACAGTATGGAGAGGAATTCGCACGCCTTAACGGCCTTTCCGAAGCGCAACTCTCATATACTGATTTTATTGATAATTTTATTGATAGTGAAACTGTTGCTGACGCTTCTGTAGATGGTAATGCAAATGTAGGAAGCAAAGATATGCGCACATTAATGAACGAAATGCCCAAACCGCATCGTAAATTACTCGCATATAACAAGATTTATTATGAATTAAATAAGAAATACGGATTTAAAACTGCCAATGCTTGGCTTGCGGCAGAATGGTCAAAAGCATTATATATGCATGATGCAGATACATCTACTTTTATTCACTATTGTTTCGCTTATGATTTAAAAGATTTAGCAGAGAAAGGACTCTTCTTCCTTAATAACTTCAATAGCGAACCACCTCAGCATTTATCCACATTTGTTGATTTCGTAAAGGAATATATTAGTTTCGCATCTAATCGTAGTTCCGGCGCAGTAGGATTACCCAATCTGATTCCATATATGTATTATTTTTGGAAAAGGGATTGTGATAATGGATTTGCTACTAAGAGTGCAGATTATTATGCACGTCAACAAATTCAGCGCTTTATCTATGCAGTAAATCAACCATATGTTCGAGATGGTATGCAGAGCGCATTCACTAATGTAAGCGTGTTTGATGGTCCATATCTTGAAGCGTTGTTTGGTGGTTCTACATTCCCAGATGGTTCTTTTATGATTGACTTCATTGAAGAAATTAAAGAATTCCAAAAGATGTTTATGGAAGTAGTAGCAGATATTCGTTCAAAGAATATGTTTACCTTCCCAGTTCTCACAATTTCACTTCTTCGTCAAAATGGTGAATTTGCAGATAAATTATTTGCAGAGTGGGGCATCCGCCATAATATGAAGTGGAATGATAGCAATTTATTTATTGATAGTAGCGTAACATCATTAAGTAATTGTTGTAGACTTAAGAGTAATATTGATGATCTCGGTTATTTCAACTCAATCGGCGGCACAGCACTTAAGGTTGGTTCTGTAAAAGTTAGTACAGTTAATCTTGCGCGTATTGCGCTTGAATGCGATAACGAAAAAGACTTCCTCGTAAAATTACGTGATATGGTTGAATTAGATTGCCAAGCACTGGATGTAGTGCGTAGTATAATTAGACGTAATGTAGAAAAGGGATTACTTCCTAACTTCACTAAGGGTTTAGTTGATTTTGAACATCTCTATAATACAGTCGGTATTATCGGAGTATATGAAACAATGAAGACTTTTGGTTATACTAGAACCGATGAATTTGGTAATACATATTATACTTCCGAAGCCGATACCTTTGGTAAGAAGATATTTGACGTAATTCATCGTACAAAAGACCAGTTCGCGCTTGATAAGGACTATAAGATCAATCTTGAACAAATTCCAGGTGAACAATGCGCCGCGAAGTTCCAAAAGGCAGATGAACTTCTCTATCCTGAGACAACTGTAAAAGATTTACCACTCTATGGTAATCAGTTCATTCCTCTTGGTATTAAGACAACAATTCAGGAGCGCGTACGTATTGCATCTCTATTTGACTCTTATTGTAATGGCGGTAGTATTGCACATATCAATATTGATACCCCATTCAAGAACTTTGAACAAGCATGGGAAATGACAGAATATATCGCAGATCAAGGACTCACATATTTCGCATTCAACACAAAAATCCAAGCATGTAAACATAATCATGCATTTTATGGAAAGAAATGTCCAATTTGTGGCGGCGATGTAGAAACTGAATATACGCGAATTGTAGGTTTCTATACACCAATTAAAACTTGGTCAAAAGAGCGTAAAGAAGAATACAAGATGAGAGAATGGGAGAATGTCAATGGATGATAGTTTAGGTAGTATAAAGGTTTCAGCAATTAAACGTGCAATTGAAAATATGAATGATGACGTAGATTTATCCTTTGAATTTATAGTTGCTTCTTTTTTTCCAGACGCATATAAAAATATGCAGAGTCTATTAAAAGATGCATATACTCAAGGATATATACAAGCGTCTGAAGGAACGAAATATGAAGATAAAATACTTAGTTGACGAAGATATAGCAAATTACAAACAAACATCAATGTTTATTGGATTTCCGCACTGTTCATTTAAATGCGATCACGAGTGCGGAAGTCCAGTATGTCAAAATAGTAAATTAGCACAGGATCCTACTATTGAAATTACAGTTAATGAAATAGTATCTAGATATATTAATAATCCACTTACATCAGCAATTGTAATTGGTGGACTTGAACCATTCGATGATTGGAATGATTTATTAGAATTAATGCGTACATTTCGTCAATATACAAATGATGAAATTATTATTTATACTGGCTACTATCCAGATGAAATACAACAATATATACCTTATATTAAAAATATTCAAAATGTATTAATTAAATATGGTAGATTTATTCCTAATCAATTTACACGATATGACGAATTATTAGGAGTTAACTTGGCAAGTGATAATCAATTTACTCTATATTATGTTGGCGATAGGATCTATGATAGTCGTGAGGTAAATGATGAAAATAATTGTTAATTATGATTTAAAGCATGTGGCAGAAATTGATAAAGCGCTTGCTAATAATGACGGTTACTGCCCATGTGTATTAGAAAAAAATGAAGATACTAAATGTATGTGCAAAGCATTTAAGGAGCAAAAGGAAGAAGGGCCGTGTCACTGCGGTCGATTTATAAAGATAAAGGAGTAATATGAATAAACCATTAGGATATTTGGGCGGCGATATTATGACATTTGGCTCTAATCTCGCACGTCAATATGAATATGATAAGTTTAGTGAACTGGAATTGCCTGTTGATGTTTATTCGCCAGTAATGAATAAATCAATCAATGATAAATCATCTATGACTGAAGAGGAAAATAATCACTTAGCAGAAAAAATTGTTGAAGCAGATGTTGAGCGTTTATGGAATAGTGATTTTGTTGTTATGTGTCCTGAACAGTCTGCAATTGGTTCCATGTGCGAAACTGGTATACTCTATGGATGGCGCTATATGTGCAATAAATTAGAGAGAATAATTAGTGAATATGGCACAATTGATGAAATATTTAGTGATGACGAAAAAGCAAAAGATGTATTGAGTGATTTATTGTTTGAGATTTCACGTATTTCTAATAAAGATAATTATTATCATTATTTTGATATACGTACCAATCACTTAAATGAAAAGGATTGGCGCAGGAGCTTTAGTATAAATCAATTTCTATATGGTTGTATTTTATTGAGCGCCAAAAATGGTGATTTTCAGACGTTCGATGAAATTATGGATGAACTGAAATCAACTTATGGAACCGAATATGATGGGGAGGCGCGCAATGATATATAATATAAATGATAAACCACCGATTACTAAATTATTAGCATTTGCAATACAAATGGTATTATCGGTATTTGTAGCGACAGTTCTTATTGCAAATATTTGCGGTGTTGATACAGGCGCCGCATTAGTTGGAGCAGGATGTGGAACTCTTTGTTATATATTAGTTACAAGAGGAAAATCCCCAATGTTCATTAGTAATTCAGGAGCTTTTGTGGCACCCGTTATTATGGCACTCGCAGCAGGTGGTTATACAGCAGTTGCCGTTGGCGGAATTGTTACATTTTTAGTATATGGTATTTTTGGTCTTATTTTTACTAAAATTGCAGTATCAAACATATATAAGATCTTCCCACCTGCACTGATTGGAGCGGTAACCGTAGTAATTGGTATCAATCTAATGGGATTTATTCCTACTTATCTTGGAACCACTGGTCAATGGGGTATCGCAATTGCATTACTCACAATGATAGCAATTGCTATTTTCGCGCATTATTGCAAAGGGATACTTAGTTTACTTCCATTCCTTATGGGAACTCTCGTAGGTTATGCAGCGGCCGCAGTATTAACAATTACCAACATAGTTCAGTTGATTGATTTCTCGGTATTTAATAACATTCATTTATTCTCAATACCGGAATTTGCATTTACAAAAATGACCACAGTATCGTGGAGCACTCTCATTCCCGTCATTATTATTTATGCGGCATATACAGTATCAGCAATGATGGAGTGTCTTAGTGACCATGCCGCACTCGGTGGAATTATAGGAGTTGATCTTTATGAAAAACCTGGGCTTGGAAGAATATTTATTGGAGAAGGAACATCCAATCTCGTTAGTTCTCTAGTCGGCGGTCTCGGTGCATGTTCGTATGGAGAAGGCGTCGCGTGCGTTGGCTTCTCTAAAGTTGCGTCAACATATGTCACAGGAGCGGCCGCAATAATTCTCGCATTACTTGGTTTTGTTGGTCCTATTCAAGCATTTATTGCATCTATTCCTGCTTGTGTATTTGCGGGTGCAGCAATAATTCTTTATGGATTTATTGCTTGTTCTGGTGTAAAAATGCTTCAGAATACAGACCTTAACAATAATAAAAATCTGATTATCGTATCCGCAGTTTTATCGTTGGGAATTAGCGGAATTGCGATAGGAGGAGCAACTATTTCTATTAGTGCCACCGCGTTAGCGTTGGTAATAGGCGTAATACTCAATTTAGCATTACGCAATAAGGAGTAATTTATGAAGAGATTAATCGCTTTACTTACAGCAGTGTGTCTTATGTTTTCTTTTGCCGCCTGTGGCAAGACAGAACCAGTAGCGCAAACTGAAATCGAACCTATGAAGGTAGGTATGGTATGCATTGGAGACGAAAATTCTGCATATGATAGGAATTTCTATATGGCAGCAAATAATGCGACTGAAATTCTTGCCAAAGAAGGTATTGCAATTGAATGGGTTTATGTATATAATAAACCAGAAGGTGACGAGGTTATAACTGCTAATACAGATTTAGCAGATACAGGATGCGAGATCATCTTTAATAACAGTTATGGGCAAGAACCCGCAATGCTTCAAGTTGCACCCGAATATCCTGAAGTTCAGTTTGTAGGACTCACTAATGAAGCAAGCACATTTGATGATTTAGCAAATACGCATAATGCATTTGTTCGCATCTATGAGGGACGTTATCTTGCTGGTATTGTTGCAGGTATGAAACTTAATGAATTATTAGCAAATGGTACCATTACAGAACCGAAGATTGGTTATGTAGGCGCTTATTCCTTTGCAGAGGTAATTAGTGGATTCACTGCATATTATCTTGGAGCAAAAAGTGTATGTCCAAGTGTGACTATGGAGGTTGTATTTGTAAATAGTTGGTCAGATGCAACACTTGAGGCTAATGCCGCAGAAACATTATTAGGTAATGGATGCACAATTATTTCGCAACATTCTGATAATACAACTCCTGCCACATGCGCGCAAAACCATAACTGTTTCCATACGGGATATAATATTGATATGAGTGATGTTGCACCAGCCGCATCTCTTATTAGTACACGTATTGATTGGACCAATTATTTTGTTTATGCCATTCGCGCAGTATACAAAGGAGAAGAATTCTCGCAAGATTATTGTGCAGGACTTGCTGAAGGTGATGTCGTTCTTACCGCATTAAATAATCCAATTGCTGCTAATGGAACAGAAGAAATGCTTGCAGTTGCAAAAGATGCCATTGTTAAAGGAATTTTAAAAATGTTTGATACATCTACTTTTACCGTACATGGCGCAGTTATAGAGCAAGCATTCGCACTTGATACTAATAACGATTGGGTTCCAGATTCAGAAGAAGCCATTGTGGATGGTCAATTCCTTGAATCTTATTATAAATCTGCACCATATTTTGCTTTGCAGATTGATGGAATTACTTGGATAAACTGATGCATGATTGGGGAGAAGTATTTGACTTTTCCCCAATTTTTTGTTATAATATATGTATAGAAAATTAGGAGGAAATAAAATGACTTTACTTGAAACAACACAGAAGTATAGAGCAGAATCAGAAAACGAAGCCAAAGAAATGATGGAAGAGTTTCGCAAGCAAGCCGGTGAAAAAGGATATACCATTAAGAAGTCTGGTTATGAATATAAAAACAAAAAGCAGAAAGGAGAAATAGTAGACGAGGCTTGGGTTGTTACTATTATTGAAACATTCGCAGGAGTGTGGGATTAATGGCAGATACAAAAGATTTACTTAAATTAGCAGAAGAGATTATTGATACAAATGCTAATTTAACAGAAAACGCGAAATTACCATTTACAGAATTGGCAGAATCATTATCTGCTATCCAATTAGGTGATGATATTACAAAGCCATTATTGGCGTTATTATCTTTGCCAGATGAACAATTTAAAATTATTTCACCAATTTTATTAGTAGAATTTGCAAAAGATTTTCATGACTCTAATAACCAATTAATTATGTTGCAAACATTTAATGCGCAAGGTATTACATTAGAAAATTTTGCAGATGATATTAATACTCTTATTGATGAAATTGATAATATAAATGATGAATTATCGCAAACCAAGAAAGATTTTTTAAAACAAATCTTTATGGATTTATATAATTCCATAAGCGAAATCCGCGGTATACCAAAACATATTATTGAAATTCCACTTGAATTATGTAATGAAAACGCAAAAATTCCGTGTTATGCGAATCCAACTGATAGTGGTATGGATATTTATGCTCTTGAGGATATAACAATTCACCCAGGAGAAACGATTGTAGTTCCTACTGGATTAAAGGTTGCTATTCCAGTTGGATATGAACTCCAAGTACGTCCAAAGTCAGGCCGCGCACTTAAGACCAAGCTTCGTATAGCCAATACTCCAGGCACTATTGATGCGGGGTATCGTGATGAGATTGGTGTAATTATTGATAACATTGATGCACCAATTAAAAAATTATATATGAATGATAATGGCAGTATTGCGGGCATTGATCATGGTTCCTCTTATACAATTGGAAAGGGAGAAAAGTTTGCGCAGTTGGTATTATGCCAAGTAGCACATTGTTCATTCCAAGAAATTGATAGTGTAAGTGAAATAAATAACGATGGTCGTCATGGCGGATTTGGATCAACAGGATTAAAATGAGTAAAATATTATTAACAGATATTTAGGATATTTGTAATGCGGATGGATGGATTGTATTAAGTGATACTTATGATAATTTAAATACGCTAATGTCTTTTGAGTGTCCCGAAGGACATCATGTATTTGACACATGGAATCATATGCGTAAAAAACGCATATGTCCAACTTGTGATAAAAATGTATATAAAATGACTAATGAAACGGTTATTCCAAAATCAAAAAATACAAAACGAATTTTGGCTATAGATCAAGCAACTCATATTAGTGGTTGGTCAATTTATGACAATCAGCAACTAATTAAATATGGTACTTTTGAAACCACATTTAATGACGAGATCGCGCGATGCCATCAAGTAAAATTATGGTTGTTATCAATGATTAATTGTTGGCATCCAGATTTAATCGGTTTTGAGGATATTCAGTTTCAAGAAACCAGTAGTGGACGCACAATGGGTGTAACTGTATTTTAGACTCTTGCGCATCTACAAGGAATTTTAATGGATGCGGCTTTTGAACAAAATATAGAGTTTAAATTATGTTCGACTAATACTTGGCGCCATGAAATTGGAGTAAAAGGAAAAACCAGAACAGATCGTAAGCGTAGTATGCAACGATTAGTTAAGGATTGGTTTGATGTTAGCGTAACAGAAGATGAAGCAGATGCTATTGGTATAGGAAAATACGTAGCTGGGATTGTTTCATATGAAATAAAGATGGAGAATTGGGAGTAATATGAAAATTAGTATAGCAGTTCAATTTAGTAAGCTATATGCAATTTGGAAAACACAAAAATTACCATTAAAATTGGGATATAAATTGGCAAAACTAGCCGCCGTATTTGAAACAGAATTAAATTATTATACCACCAAATTTAATGAAATTATTCAAGAATATGGAGATAAAGATAATAACGGTAATGTAAAGTATGATAATGATGGTGGTATTCATGTGCAACCTGAATTGATTTCCAATTGTAATAAGGCATTAGATGAATTAAATAACTTTGAAATTGATGTACCGGATATTGAATTTACATTGGATGAATTAGAAGTATTAGGATTAACAGTAGAACAACTAAGTGTATTCTTACCGTTTATAAAATAAAAGAAAAAGAGACTCAATTAAGAGTCTCTTTTTTATTTAGCCAAATACCGCAGTTCCTCCACCGCCAGAACCAATTTCTAACCATTCGCCACCCTTTTTCTTATATCTAGGTATACCACCATCTTTAGTAATTAAAATACCACCCAAATGATCCTCATCTGGACCAGCAGTTAAACGTATTCCTTCTTCGGTTACAATTATATATGGTTTATATGTTTTATCAGTAATTATTTCATTAATACCCGCAGCAGTCATGGCTACACCATTAGTAGTAGTCGATTCAACTACACCACTAGATCCCGTAGCATAACCAAACCATCCACATGGAACCCACTCGCCTTCGGGATGCTCTTCAGTTTGTTCATTAGAATAAACCTAAAATGTACCACCATAGACATTAATTTGATTACCTTCAATTTCAGGTGATTGTATTCTAGCTGAATTTAAATTAGTTTGCTTAATTTTATATGCTGATTGCAATAATGATTTAACTTGATCATCACCATAAGCCGTATAATCACTAATAGTAATTCCACTATTATTAATTACAACCTATTTGTTTCCATCGGAACTAGATAACGTAAGAGTTCCATCTTGTAATCTAATATATGCTCCAGTCTTGCTAGAAGAAGAATAAATCGTCATCTTCGGTGTATTTCCATCAATATCAATACCGCCTAAATCTAGATGATTATTTTTAATCTTGCAATTCTCTAATACAGATTGATAATTACCAGAACTATCTTTGAACCAAAGTTCTGCCGCCTTTAATACGCCTTTAAAAGTTCCGCTAGTTGCTTCAACATGTCCACTAAATGTACCATTATTAGCGTACATTGAACCATCTTCAAGCACATAAAAATTTGAAGTATATGTACTATCAGATTTAGTACCGGCATCAATAATTTTCTTTAAAGTACCGATTGAGCCGCTTGGGCCGCCATTAGTAGAAATACGTACGTAATTATTACCAGTATTTGCGTTGAGAGCAAAACCATCCCAAGTTAACGCAAATAATGCTTTATTCATAAGAGTGCTAATAGATTCTGGCTACCAGTTATATTGTTCACCAATAATACCGTAAATACCATATTTATCAAATCTTACATATTTAGATTCATTACCGGTCATGCCACTATTAGTATAAGCATTTAATCCATATTTATCCCAACTGAAGGTTCTATTTCGCTCACCGCCAAACAGATTAATACGATTTACATCAATTGTCCCTGCAGTAAGTAATTGGGTATTAATACCCTGTGCAGATACCCCAGTCTACCAATGCTCACCACCATCACTAGATACAACTAAACCTCTAGTCGTCATTTTTACTACATATGAAGGATTTACATCAGTACCCGTAATACCGGTTTCATCATAGACAAACTTGCCATTCGCAGTTGTAACAATAGCATTATTGTTTGATAAAATTCTACTTAATAATTCAGTACCCTCATCCGTCTCAGAAGTTGCTTCGGCGGCCTTATCGTATTTTGCTTCATTATATTGTAACGATTGTACTGAAGCCGCGACACGTTGGAATAATTCTTCAAATGAAGTCGCATAATTCGTGATTTCGATTGATGTATCTTGAGGTTTATCTAAGTTCCAGGTAATAGAACTTATAATGACTTCAATACTTGCAACACCTTGATCTTTAAAGAACTCTTCGTCTCGTATATAGGTTTTATCACCTATTCCAAATTTATAATGAGTCCATCCAGGTAAATCACTCAAATCAATTACATTGAATGAATAATTTATCTTAGGATAAGCAGAAGTTAATAAAACCTTCTGCGCGGCCGCATAATAGGTATCGGCATTATAATAATCTTCAGAAGACCAAGTACCTTCATGAATATACTTACCATATTTTTCAAAAAACTGTTTATCTAATGCTTTTTTATAAATAGTGTCATTAGTTTGTTCTAATAATAAATTCTAATATAGTGTAGAATGTGTTTCGATTTCACCAGTATATTTAGTCTTTAATGATGAATATCGTTTAATATCTACATTCATTGCATCTCTTTTATCAATATATTCGTTAATTTTATCATTGTAATTATCACTACGAGTAACGGTACAGCAATATTCCCAGCTCCAAGTTTTTCCAGCTTCTTGCGCCGCAGTCTAAATATCATTAACATATGAATTCCAATCTGTTTGGGCTTGATCGAGATAATTTGCATATAAGCTTTGCATAGATGTTAATTGCGACATTAATACGGTTAAAGATGCCAATGTATCAGTATTATATTTATTCTACTAATTCCATTTTGAATATTTAGCGATATATCCCAAATCTCCAGGAGCAGTACTATACATATCGGCAATATATTGATCTTCATCAATAATTCCCTAATCAATATAATAATAGAAATCATATAGGGTATTTGAACCAGATGAATTTAATGCGGCTTCGGCAATAGTACAATAACTACCATTAGCGCATTCATTATTATTCATAGCAACTATTAATTTTGTAGTTAAGCCTTCATTATCTAATGTACGACTAATGTTTTTGGTATTAATACCATACTTAAATCCTGCTAAATTATTATTTCCTGTATATTCATTAAAGGTGATATACTTTTCATAGTGACGTTCATATAATGCTTTCCACTATGGAATATTGTTCACATAATTCATAGTATAATATTTATGCAAAGATTTTAAGCGATTTTGTTCAAAATCATCAGTTACAGTGACTGCAACATATTTATTATTTTCAAGAATATAATAATCTTGTGTAGAAGAATAAGTATCACTTGCGGTTACTTTTACATAGGTTTTTTGAGTTACACCAGATACTGTTAAATATTTTACATAATAAAAATCAGTGCCTTGTTCCTTCCATTGATGTCCAAGATTGGCTTGAACATATAGATCATCCGATTTTCTGTAATAATTATCACGATTGGCATAAATATATTGATTGGTAGCTTCGGTAAAATAATTATTTAAATTAGCATAATGATAAGCATTGTCATTAAACCATTTATCTTCGTAAGTACCAGTTAATTCATAATACTATTTTCCTGGCTAAAATACTTTATCAGTTGTTAATTGATATTTATAACCGATTCTACCAGTATTATCAGTATCAATATGGAAATTAAGCCAACACTGGAATTTTTCACATAAATCTTGTAATAAATTGAAACGATTAGACTCCTTACCAATGATAGAGGTAATTAACTAATAATTTGAATTAGTCTATGGAATATATCCAGACGGTAATTTAGTTTTATCACCAATCCAAGTATAGGTCAAGTCATCAATCGAGACGATTTTTTCATCATCTATCTAAGATTTTGTAAAAAGATAAGTAGTATAGGTAACTACTGAATTTTCTACTTGTGTTAAATCAGGTATAATTAATATTGGCTTACCAGTAGCATTTGGTATTGTAGATACTGGGAACAGCATAATGTCAAGCATTATTTTAGAACCAGTACCATTGAGTTTTAATTCAATATATGAATCTAATAAATCATTATAAGATAATGGAGCGCTTGGTAAATAAGTTAATTCTGCAAACCAATAATTAACTAAGGAATTATCAATTGAGTAAGTATTACTCATAGTTGCATAATTCGTAAAAGAGCCTTGATAATAATTAGTATATGCAGTATCTAATGGACAATCATTTGGTTTACCACGTAGTATTAATTCATGATTGAGAGGAGATGGTTCATTAGCCATCCGTATTGCACACATTAATTTATGATCTTTATTCAATCCCTTAAGCGTCGCAAAAGATGATTTACTACCAGTAATTGCCGTATTTTTTACATTATCACTAGAAAAATCTAACTATAATGCATTATAAGCCACGTTATTTTCTACATATTTAGTTAATGCGGCGCCGCTCCATCCAGTAAGAGTTGTATAATTTGTATTATTAATTAATAAGTTCTAAATTTCTACACTATTTAAAAATTTAGGTTCGTCATACCCGTAATATTCAATGTTATCTTTTTTGTATAAGATACAAGTTTTCTCAATTTTCGGAATATATTTATATTGTACCGCGGTTACCAATGCTTTACCACGATAACTCGCACTTATAATAGTAGGCGCCGCGCTCCAACTAAATGGAGTCTGTGCTACGTAATTAGGCGAATTAATAATTTCGCGTTTTTCATTAGTTAATATTTCACTAGAATTCCAAAAGAATTGGATAGTAGTACCTTGAGCATTCATTGAACTTTCTGCTATGTATATAATATCACCAGCAGGAATCGTAATCAAAGGCGCACTAGTATCTAAAACTCCAACGTTATGTAAATCAGACACGAGTTCATATACATAAAGTGGTTCGGTATTATATGCCTTAATTAAATCACTTTTAATATACGTATTATCACTTAATGCCTTTGGATTAGTATCAACCACATTCCAATTTGTATCTTCTAATATATAATCTGCTAAATCAAATACAGTACCCATATTGTTTTCAAGTTCTGTATCTAATTCAATATTGTAACCATTTCGCGCTAGTTCTAATATATTTGCATCTGTACAAGTATATGTTAAACTTTTACCATCACTAGATTTTACGCTTTTAGTAATAATAAACTAATATAAATGATTATTAAATTCTAGTTTGACCGTACGACCATTTACTAATAATCCTAATAATGGATTATCTCTATATATTTCATGTTTTTGGTCATAATATTTATAATTAATGGTAAATGATAATTCTTTTTCTCCATTAACTTTTTCAGTTAATTTTGGATTATAAGCGGCCATCGCAGATGTTGAATTACTCGAACATAAAGTAAATAATTGTTTTTCGTTAACATAATCATTTACTACTGTAGTACCAGAATAAATTTTTTGAATCTCACTTGCCCATAAGGTTAATTTATATTCCATTATGCACCTCAACTATATAAGTAATCATACTCAATACTCGGATTAGACGAAAAGGCACTACTGCTATAAATTGTTAAATTCATAGTTTCTGCTAAACCAGTAGTTACGCTATAAGTTGATGGAATATATAAAAAATATCCATTAGAAATATATTGATTATATAAAGTCGTTGTCTCAGTCGTGCCATTTAAACCAATTATGAGTTCAGTTTCTGTATCAATAACAATACCATTATCTGTATTAGTCAACTATAACTTACTTAAAGTCATTAATTTATTATTTATAGCCAATGTAATCTCATTAATAAGCGCACCTGCGGTAAAGTGTAAATAAATACGTGGTTTAGTAGATAAGTCACTAGGATTGTAAACATTAAAATACGGAGTTCCAGTGCTTGGCGTATTCCATTGATCTACTTCATATTTATATTTTAATTTTGCCGCATCATTCCAATCGGCAATTTCAATCGCATTGTAGGATTCAACATATTTTTGATTATCAATACTGTGCGCGTATGGATCAAATAATATAAATGATAAAGTTCCTTCGCCTTTATAAATACGACCAATTTCACTTACTCGATCTTGACCATACAATGATTGATTTTCAGTAATCAACTAATCCTTAGCAAAACATACAAAACTTAATTTACTATTATTTGTAGATAATACATAATAAGTTTTGTATGGTTCCTCATCAAATATAAGTTTCATTGGTTCGCGCTTATTTAATATTAACTGTATTTTACGTTTCTAGACTTCCGTCATTTCGTTATAAGCAATTGATATGCTCAATGTCTTATTCTTATAATCTCTTCCAAAATAATAACTACCATCTCTACCTGGAACGGCAGTGTTATAATCGGTTGTGGTAGGCAGCAGATTCTCATTGAATCTGCCGCTATCACTAACTCTAACTATATTTAATTCTGAAGAGTGCATGCCATCTAGGCTAAATCCTATGAAATCACTCATCATATTCTCCTTTTATCGTAATACACTGGCAATTTTATTTGTACGATAATTCATGGCGCCCATAATATCATCTTTTACGCGTTGTACTAAATCATCTACGCCATAATCATCAGCTAATTCATCTATATTAATGTCAATATCGAAATAACTGTCTCCAATAGATGTCGTATTAGTATCATTACCCATTAAATTACGTAAAATATCTTTTAACTAAATAAAGTTTTCTGTGTCTGTTGCATTTAATACCAATTCTGGTGCGGATGGGGTGCCATCTAACCAAGCAGGACCCGTAAAATCTGCTAAACCACCAGTTTTAAAGTAATAATCAAATGCCTTTTTAGTTTTGGGACCCCATACACCTAAAGTGCCTAAATCTTCATCCCATTTGAATTCATTTTTAGCATCGTTTTGGAATTTTGTAATAGCAGATTTAGTATCTGGACCCCAATAACCATTCGCACCATACGAACCAACATCATAGCCTTGCGCCTTAAGCGCGGCTTGGACTTTATCCAATCCTGTATATTTTTTATTGTCTGTATTATATCCATTTGCACCGTATTGTGTTTCTGGTAACCCACTATAATCGTTAGTTGACTTAACAAAATCTGCTTTTGTTAATTGTTTTTCGCCACCAGCGCCGCCATTATCAGAATCTGTTTTTGGTGGTACGTAATTACCAGTATATGATACAAAATAATCACGAATATCGGTTAATGCGGTCTTTAAATTATCATCTGTGGTAGTATTTTTTGCACCAGCCAAATCTGTTGTCTTCTAACCATTCTTTTTCAATGTATCATACATACCAACAGCCTTAATGATATTCTCTTTTAATAAATCACCATTTGTACCATTATAATTTGCTTTAATATATTCATTAGCATATTGAGTAAGAGATTCATAATCCTTATCTTTAAATGCTTGACTCATTAAAGCGAGATAATCTTTATTTCCATTACCACCATCTGAATTTTCTTTATTGATTAAATCCTTTAAAGATTCAAGATTTTGTAAATAACTATCAATAGTACCTAACTATGATAACAATTCAGTCCATTTTTGTTGTTGCTCTAATATCGATAAAGCATCATTAGACTTACTAATTAATAAACCTAATTGAGTACTTGATACATCCGCAGAATCAACAGCATCTTTAATATATTTTTCAGCTAAATCATTAAATCCGCCATTTTCTTCCATCCAATCTAATTGAGCTTGCTGATTATCAATTAATTTTTGTTGCTAATCTGTTTCAGCAGTTAATTGATTATTCATATCTTCTAAACTCTAATCAATAAGTGTATCAGAATAGGATTGAGTTTTTTCTCTTAATTCCTTTTCTAAGCGTTTAATTTCTAATGAATTAGAACCGGAAGTATCCTATCTAAGATAAGCAAGACGGCGTGTTAAGGATTCAATATCATTTTCGCTTTCTTCATTCTATCTATCTTGACGTAATTTAGTAAAGTTGGATTGAATAGAATTAAGTAATGCTTCATTAGCTTCTTTTTGATTATCTAACTATTCTTGCTGAAGATCGATACTTTCTTGCTCTTTTGCGATTAACAATTCTACGACTGTATTAGTTAATTCAACATAAGTGTCTTCTGCATCTCCAATCCAGTCTGCAACATCCTGATTAATTGAATCAAGATCGTCTTCAGTTGATCTTAAAAGATCTAGCGCGCTTTCAAATGCCTCTTTGATTTCATTAAGTTTCTTAGCTTGATCACTATCACTAGTAAGTTTTAAATTGTCCCATTTATTTTGATCAACAACTAAACGATTTTCGGTTTGATCATAATACATATACTGTTTATAATCAGAATATTGACGATTTAAATCAAGTAGGTCTTGTTCACGAAGTGACTTTAGAATTGATTGTTCTGTACGCTCTTTAAGAGAGGTGTTGAGTTGAGAGGTACGTAATTTAGATAGTTTGGAATAGTCGCCAAGAGTATTCGCAGTAATGATTGCGTATTGATTTGCGTAATGATTTAGGCGTTGTTGTTCACGGGATATTTTTTGGAGTAAATTGTAGTGTTTTTCAAGAGGAGATACCCATATCTCATTTGCATCAGATTTAGCATCAGAAGTTCCTGTGTATTTAGTATTAATATCTATTTCGGCAAATTTCTTTTTAATTAATTTTTCATACTCGGCCCAAAAATAGTCCCATGCATAACCACCAGATTCGGTTAGCTCCTAATTAATTAAATCAGAAGATTTCTCTAAAATCTAACTCATAACTTCTGTTGATACAAATGTACCATTATTGTATGCTTCAATAATAAGTTTTAATGCTGCAAGTGTTTCGCCAGTATAACCCGCGGCTTCGGCTACTGCATTAAAACTATTTATATTAGTAAGCGCCCAGTTACGGAAATCTTTTGACTATAAATTATCATACTATAAAGCAGTTAAAGCTAATGCCTTCTATTGATCTCCAGAGGAATTAGTAATATCTTTTACCGCATCGCTATATTCCTTACTAGAAATTTTTGCTTGAATTTGTTTTTCTGCTAGCTTTTGAGTTACTAATACATCGGCATTAGTAATTCCTAGTGCTTTTAATTCATTAATATATCTCTATTTAGTTTCTTCATTTAAGTCCGTTAAAGCATTTTTTGTATTTAAATACGCAGTAGCGATATCATTAAATCCTTGCTAAATATCGTTCGCATTAGAACTACTTAATTTCTTAGATAATTCTTCAAAATCTAAATTACCCAAATCAATTTCAGCCAAATCATCATATAATTGTGTAATTGTTTCACTGCTTAATTTACCTTGTTCGTTAAATTCTTTATATGCATTACCAACTTTATTCAAAGTCTATGAAATAGTGTTTAAATTACTAATAGCACCTTTAAATGAAGAAGTATCTATAATTTCTAGTTCAGGAACATTTTCAATTTCTTTAGCATAAGACTCAATATGCTCTCTAAGTTTATCGATATTACCACCAGCAAGTTTAAGATAAATCTCATAATCCTAACCTAAAATCCTTTTAATGTTAAGATCATCATCTTTATTTAAAACACCATTGGGGATGTCTTTCATCAGTTTAGCAAAGCGTTTGTTATAATAGTTCTATTTTTCGGAAGTAATATTTGCATCCAGATACTCTTGAGCCGACATCGTACCATTATCATATGATTTCGTAGTAATATAACGTTTTCTTTCATAATAATCTTTAAGTTCCTCTGATGAGTATTTAGAAGTATCCTCAAGTAATAATTCTTTATATGTATTAACATATGCTGAATCTAAGTGTGTTTTTGCTTGATCCTTCTATTTTGTTATTAATTTTCCGAAAAATGTATCTTCATTAGGCGTCCAATTATAGGCTTCATACACCATTTCACGATACTCGATTTCCTTTAAGCCATCATCATATGTATCTCTATGAGTCTAATTGGCTTCTTCCTATTTAGTCTCAACATCTTTTTCTTGTTGTTTTTTAAGATATTCTAAATCTGCTACAGCTAAATTTAATTTATCTAATTCAGATTGTTCAATTAACGTTAAAGATCCTTTATTCTGAAGCGCATTAATTTGATCATTTAATTCTTTTAATTTAGTATTTGTTTCATCTAAATCAGATTTGGCTTGACTTAATTCATTTTCTATTTCTTGAGATTTTTTCAGTAAACCAGGAAATGAATGTTGATACAATTTAACAAGTACAAATACCAATGCTGCAAAACCAACGGTAACTGCTGTAATAGAACCTATTGCAGATTTCATGGCTACTTTTAATGATTTGAAACTGGCTCCCGCCACTTTAGCAGATGATGCACCACTCTCGGCCAATCTAGAAGCAGTTGCCATACCACGAGAAAATTTTGAGGCTCCTTTTGCCGCCCGACTCATACCTACAGTTGCTGCATCCATTCCAGTTTTAAAATCTTTAATATTACTTGTTAATCTACCCAACATAGTTGTTGATTTACTAGCATTACTAAATAAGAACATTAGATTACTAAAACCAGAAATGTTATTGGTTCCTTTTAAAATATTATTAATTTTACCCAACGGATTTAATAAGCCATTTAAAACACCTTTCGCAGTGCTTAAAGTACCAAAAACAATAGCTAATCTAGCAAGACCACTATCACCAGTTAAATCATTAATTTTTTCAATAATTTTTGTTATACTATCAATAACCGTTTTTAATAAATCACTATTCAAAATACTTGTAGTAAACTCATTCCATGCATTTTTTAATAACTATAATTTAGTCTATAATGAATCCATGGTTTTTGCATATTGCTAATCTGCCGCACCTGTTGCGTTCATGGCTTCAGCAGCCAATTCCTATGTACGCGCATAATCTGACATTAATGCAATAAAACGCGACTGTTGACGCGAACCTGCCGCCTAAGTAGCAATATATCTTTGTGTAACGGTATCAAGACTATCCCAACGTTGCGCTAAACGCAAGAAGACTTGGTCTAATCCTTCTTGGCCTTGCATGAAAGCATCAAGTGAAATACCAACACTCTTTAACGCCTAATCAATTTTATTATAACTGATTTCTGCTCCTTCACTATCGGCAGTAAGTGCAGGATTTTCTTTAATTTCCGCAAAACGCGCAATTACTGTTTTTAATGCGGTACCAGCGGTTTCCGCAGATTCACGAGTAGTTTCGATAATCTGCGCTAAGAATGCCGACGTATTCTCAAATGACATATTCGCAGAGTTTGCCAGAGATGCTACCTTACTCATCGCAGTAGAAATTTCATCCACATTAGATGCAGTAATAGCCGCAAGTTTGGAATATACATCTGCAACAGTAGAGGCATTAGAGTCGTTAATTTCGGTAAACTATTTATTAAAGCCACGCAGCGCGGCGGTCATTCGGTCTGTAGCCTCTGCCGCATCAAGTCCAGCAATACGCGCCATTTTCAAGGTCTAGGTTGTAACTGCATTAACTTCCGCAGTACTTAAACCCTATTGATAATATAATGTGGATGCTTCATATACATCATTAATAGCAACACCTAATTCATTTGCCTTTTGTGTATATTCGGCTAATTGTCCCCACATATTACTAACAGAAAAATCCGTAACAACAGCAGTTTCTGTCATTGTTGCATCTAATTCTTTAATGGTCTAAAATGCAGAATTAATTGCTTTTCTGAAAACTAATACAGAACCAGTTAAACCAGTTAACTAACTAACACGATTTTTGAAATTGTCCATTGCCCTTGAAGAGGCATCCATAGCATCTTTTTGCTAATTAAAAGCAGTCGCGTTTTCTCGTATTTCTGCAGATGCGCGAGGTAATTGCTCAGCTAATTGAGCAGTATGCTATTTTAATTTTTCAATTTCTTGTTCTGCTTCTTTGGCTTTTTCTGGTGTTAAATTATTTAGTGCTTCTTTAAGTTTATCAAAATCTCCAATTGGAATACTTGAAATATCCACACCTAAATTCTTAAATGTGTTAGCCAATGCATTCCATTCTGGAGTTATCGCTTCAACAATTTTAGCAGATAATTGTGCATTTAATTGTTGATAACTTGCAGTTGCTTGCTCGGCCTTCTATTTTAGTTCTGTTACTGAATTTTTTAATTCGTTGTATTTTCTTGTAGCTTCTTCAACTTTTTCATCGACAAACGTAGTTCCACTTTTTGTCTTTTTTGTTGCGGTTGTACTATTTTTATAACCGAGCGCATTTGCATATTTATCAGCATCTTCTTGGTTTCCACTAGCCATAGCCGCATCAAAATTGGCTTTATTCTTTTTTAATTCTTCAAATGTTGCCGTCTATCTATCTAATACCTTATTTTGTTTTTCATAAGATTTAGTAAGTTCATCCGCATTCTTTTTTGAAGCCTTAACATCATTATCTAATTTAAATAAATTTTTATTAGTATTTAAAATATCTTTTGACTTCTTTTGTAATTTATCTAATCCATTATATAAATTCTTTATCTAATTCGCGGTATTTTTATCTACGAATTCAATTTTTTCCATATCTCCTTTTGTAGATAAAGAATTTAATTCGTCTATAATTTTACCAATTTGATAAATAGAGTCATTAACACTATTATTTAACTTATCAAAAGTATGTATTGAAGTTATGGGTTTTCCTAGTGTTTCTTCTACTTCACCCATTGTCTTCTTAATTTTAGTTAAAGACTACTGAACACCACTACTAAGATTTCCACCAATACTGGATTGATCCAATGTATCGGTTAATTTTTTCATAGACCTTATTGCTTCATCAGTCTTCGCGCGGACATTAATGACGTATTCTAGTTGTTGTTTATTCGCCATTTCCTCTCCTCCAATAAAAAAATAGCACTAGTATTATTACTAGTGCCATTTATTACATATCACTATCTATATCATCCTCAAGGAAAACTAATTCCATTACTGTGGTATTCCCTTTTGTACCAACGGGGCATGCTACGGCATCAAGTTGTCCTAAAATTGGTGTAGCATTTGCGCCCAGTCGCATAGATAAATCAGACACTAGTTTTAATTTAGGAATTCTAATCAATCCCGTTTTAACGTTACCTGTTATATCATCCTTTACTCTCGTTCTACCCTCTAGGGTAAAATATCTATGCGACAGTTCTTCACCAATGCGTATATACTAATAACCATTAGTATATTCATAGTAATAATCTGCTACTACCGATTTATACGGTTGAGCAATTTTTAACTTATTATCACCTATTAATTCATATTCTAATTTATTATGAGATTTATCATAAACAAAGCGAGGGGTAAAAGATTTGTACTTTAATGTAATAATACCATTTTCATCACTTTCAAGTACCTCTTTCTCTCCTTCACGAATATTCACACAAATAGGAGAACCTTTATCACATTTAAATAACTGCGCATTTACCATTGTAGTGAAATGCTCTTTTGAAAAAATACCTTGACTTAAGGAAATCGATATATCTTTAACAGTTTGCCACCAGACATAAGGACGATTATCAAAACCACCATTAGCCGTTGTGATCTTACGAATTTCCTAAAAATTAGAAATTTGAATTTTATCAAATGCGACTAAAGTCTCACCAGTTTCCAATATTTTTCCATTCATTTCTATATTAGAAGTGGTTTTTATAGTCACATCGTATAATTCTTTCAGACCAAATTCGTACTCCATTTAATTCTCCTATAAAATAAGGAGGGTGAAACCACCCTCCTAACCATTTAATTTATACCGCCCTGTATTAAACAATTATTCTTCATCTAATTCAGGAAGTTCTTCTTCTTGAATAGATTCAATATCCTTATCAGATATCTTTGCGTCATCGTTTATTGCATTCGCGGACAGGGCTTTTACTTGACCAGCGCTGTTTCAGGATTTAATTCGTGATTATGAACCATCTTAAGTGATCCATCAGCAGCATCGGAACCATTTTCTGCGTTATACTTAACTAACTTCATCATAACACCATCAGCAGGTCTCATAACCTTAAGAGTCATGCTAAATGTGGAAGGATCTCCTTCTGCTTGAAGTGTGATTGTATTACCAGACTGTACCTTAGCCTTCGGAATGATAAACTGGAAGAATTCATCTTCGCCAGAGTTTTCATTTCTAGCATAAGTATCGCCAACACAATAGTATGTTCCGGGGAATGTGCTTGCACCAACTTCAATTACAGAACCATTAACGAGAATATCAAATGTGCATAAATACTTTACACCAGAAGCAAATACTACGCTCTTACCAGTTTCAGGAGTGGATGCTACAACATAAAGTCCATTAGCATCATAGAACTTAGCATTAACCTTAGAATATGTCTTTCCATCCGGTCCTACATACTTATCAGACCAACCAAGAGCCTTAGCTTGATCTACTACTGTAGTTCCAGAAACTGTACCTTCTGCAGCAAATGTTTCTGTTCTCATAATATATGCATTAGTACCTTCATATGCTTGAACCTTACCATTACCAAACATAATAGCAAGAGACTTAGCAGAAAACAGAGCATCTTCGAGAGTAACAATAATTTCCTTATTTGTATCCCAGCTTAAGAGAGTTGCATTACCCTTGCCGCCCTTTGCATCTACTACGTCAGCAGTCTGTTCGATTGTGGATACCTTTAATGTATCTAAATAAAGAACAGGATAATCAGGCTTACCAGATGCATTAATGTGATAAAAGGTAAAGTCAGCAACTTCTTTAATACCATAACGGTCAAGAATACTTGTTGCCATATTAAATAGCCTCCTATTTTAATTAATTTAAATTTGAAATCCAATGTTTTGGTTTAATTTTTTGCGGGTCCGCGCCAGCGAGTAAACTAGAGATATCTAATTCATATTTCTCTTTTGCCTAATACATTTCTAATATTGACACAACGGCGCCGTAACTCAGCTCTCCAATATTAAGTGGTGTAATTCCAATTCCCATACAACAAATTGCGACAATCATAGAATTAAAATTTAATGCTTGATCAGATTTTGATTTGACTTGATCACGATAACGCGCTAGAGCTTTCATGCGAGTTATGCGCGGATCTTCATTAGGATTGGGTTTGTTGATTGGAGTCATACCTAAACTGGTACGAATGGAATTCTAAAAATCAAAAAAATTATCTTCATCTAATAAAGGTAAATTCTAAATATTCATAATTGTACGAATGTCTTCTGATAAATCACCAATGAAAATAGCTTTTTGATCATATAACAATAAAATATCTTGATGCGTAAAAAACTAAAACGCATCTTCAACTAATTTCTTAAATTCGGTATTATTATAACTATTAATTAAAATATATTCTAGTGGTGTTTGAACCTATCCTGGATTAGAAGAAGGTAAATTCATTTTGTCTCGGTATTCTTTAGGTGCATTTAAAGCATCATAAATCTCCTCTGGAGTAATTGTTAAAATTTTTTGATATGCGCCATACTTTTCAAGATTGGCCATATCCTTAATTTTAGGAGGATAAATATAACATATATCTCTAAAATTAATAGGACTACCTAAAAAAATCTTAGCATCAGTCATAACTAACAATATTATATTTGGCTTCGTAGCAACTAATTTCACCCGTTACAAACAGTAATTCAAAATCTCCACCTGTCATTTTCCCTAATCCATTAATAGTTTTATTATTAAGTGAATTCTAAATCTCACCTAAGATATAAAATGGTCTTAGATTGGTATCTTGAATAATCCAGCAAGTAAATGGAACATAAACTTCAATAGATACTGTCACTTGTTTAAATTCCATATTCTATGATAACTACATACCACTATCAACTTTAATTACAACCGCACATTGTTCAGTTTCTTTGTCTAATAATCTTGGAATAACTTTAATTAATTTACCATAAATTTCATTTCGTTTCTATTCTTCAGTTATATCTGGTTGCGCCAATGGGTTTGGATCATCATAATAAATTAACTTTAATAAAGTTTGATTAGCCATAAGGCGCGCCATGATCTTTTGTAAATTTTCGCCTATTTCGGCACAATTACGTATTCCCATAATTATACCTCACTAAAATTACCAGTAATCCAATCAAAAGTATGATCATCAATATCAACTGCTTCTGGATTAGGAATTAATGGATCTTGATTATACTAATAAACGGGTGTAGCAGTTACAAACATTACACCATCGGTAGAAATTACATCATAACCAATGATTCTAAAAGGATATATTCTTTCATTTTTCTTAATCTCAAAATAATCGCCTTTATCAACGTTGGTATTTAATGGCATTATTAATGTATAATCATTAGTATCTTCTAAATATAAACCGCCGCCATAATATGCATCATCGCGTTTCTTTAACTATTTACGTCCAAAGAAATAGCACAATGATTCAAATGGCGCCACATCTGGATTATGAATATCCTATTCATGTTTCCATTTTAATACATAATTAGTATCAATCAAAACATATCTATTATATCCACTAGCTTCAATATATTCTAACCAGTATACCATCCATGTTTTATCGCGTCCATCCTAGTCCAAAATACGAATTAACTCGCCGCCATGTAATTTAGTGGTTAATCTAGTAAGCAGATATTGCATAATTTTGCTTTCATCTTGCTTGTATCTTTCTAATAAACCAGGGTGGGACGCGCCTTCATGATCAAAATCAATTCGATATATTGATTTAGTTAATAAATCTTCAAAAACTTTTACACGCTATTGCTATATACGAGACTACGGATCTGTTCCGAAGCGATTTAGTCTCTTTAAGTATACATCTTCGTAATAACTCATAATCTCACATCCTTGATATAATATTCATACAATCAAAAATTGTAGAGCGGAAATACTCATATCTTAAATAGCGTAAAGAAGAAAGCTTATGGTATAACATATAATAATTAATAGTTTTTTCATCTTCGGAATATCCCATAAGTTCAATTAAAATGGAATCTAAAAATTTCTCCCATTCTCTGTCTTTTTCATATTCACAAAGTAAACCAAATAATCTATTTTTTAATTTATTACCATAAGCCTCTTTTACAACATCAGTTGCCACTTAATTTTGTAAAGTCAAATGGCTTATTACCTTCGCGTGAACGATAATAAATACTTTCTAAATTTAAAGCATTATTGCGTTCTGTGATTAACATTGCATCTAATTTATCTAATAAATTGGCTTGCGAAAAATCGCGTTCTTCATAGAGCGGTTTAACGTTTTCCCAAGTCATAATACAACGATTTAACCATTCACACTTCATGTAATTAGCCAAAATCTATATTTCGCGCACACCTAAATCTCCGCTAAATTTAGGAGTACCATTATCATCAATAATTGTTAAATCAACTCTAGGGAACTTAAACCAAGGAATGGCCGCATTTAAAATCTAACGCCAATCCTTTTCTGCTTCCTCTATAAGCCAATCTTGCCATTCATCTTCAAGTATACGTGCTAAAAATGCATCATATACAGATGAGAGTGGAGTTGCCATAATTAAGCCTCCTGATCATCCTTCGCAAATTCAATCGTTCTAAGAATGTTTTTACCTGTCATCTTAGTCAGAATATCTGCCTTATCCAATTTTAATTCATTTGGATGGTCAATAGCAAAATCTGCTAAATCGGCTAATTGACTCTTAGACAACTTCTTAAGAGATTCTTTAAATTCATTAATGGGCATTACACCAATCATGCGCTTCATAAGAGCAGGTGTTAAATCAACCACTTTTGGTGTCCCATCTTCTTCTAATAAATTGTTATTTTCCAGGAATTCTCTATCCATACACTTTAAATAACCTTCTTGGAATAAAGTAGAAACGTCTCTACGATACATTAAGGTATCTAATTGATCTTTATCAAACGGATATTTCTGTCCTCTTGCGGTCCATTCCTTATGAATTCTATCTTCTGGAACATCAACAACAATAGTGCAATCTGCACAACTTTCTACAATAACTTGATTTTCTTTCATAATTTTTTACTCCTTTAACTCCTAAAAAAATTGGGAAGGAGGACTTGCCTCCTCCCCATAATAAATTCTTTAATATTCCGCAGAATATTAGGACCAACGTGGATAGTCGTGGTCTGTTGTCGGTGTATCGATACCAAGTTCGAGGAAGTTTTCCCAATCGCTTGCATCAATAGAAGTATTCTTGTAAACACCCCAGTTGTTGAAGTTTACAATACCAACACCAATCTTCTTGTATGTATTGATTTCAATAGACTGATCTCTATTTGTCTTATCATACATTTGTGTTTGACCTTCCATAACGAGCTTAACAACCTTTTCTCCGCCTGTCGGAAGAACGTAAGCGTATTGCGGATTGATGAGCAGCTTTCTGTTGGAGTCGTCTGCGAATCCTTGCTTGAGTTCTACAATAGGTGTTCCACGGAAAATAGCAATTCTGCCATTATTGTGGATAGCATCCATATCTTGAACCATTGGCTTAGAACCAGCATATGCGCCAGCGCCATAGGATACAAAGTCAACGCCCATAGCATCAATAAATTCAGGAGAAGCAAAAATTGTAGCTCCTGCGCCATAAGCCTTTACTGTTCTGATGAGCTTCAGCATGCTATCTGCAGACCAAGAACCAGCAACCTTGTTACGAGCGGGCATCTTTGTATTAGCAGCAGCAGACATAAGAGCCTTCTGTACTTCGCAATAAATACCTTGAGACTGAGCATCAGCAAGAACCTTCATGAGGTCAGCGAGATTTTCTGCACCATCAAGGAATCTTTCGAAATCCATTGTAATAGCGCCACCGATGGACTTCATAGCGATTGTATATGTTTCATTGTCGAGTCTGAATGTTTCATATACACCAGAGAGACCAACCTGTGTGAGGTATCTCTTTGCTCTGTTACGTCCGATAGGACCTCTCTTAAATCTTACTGTTTCACCCTGACCAACCTGTCTGATTTCGCAGAAAGCACCAAGTTGAGCAAGAACATCTTCAGGAACTACCTTATCAGCAGTTTCCATCATAATTTCATAAATATCATAACGGTTCTTCATGAACTCGTTAACAGAAGTGGTCATTGCCTTGAATTCATTGAGGAGTGCTTCATCAACCGTCTCAAGAGAGAAGTTTGTGGGAGCAGTTCTCTTTGCAGCGTGGAGGGCAAGTTCCTTTAAATCTTTCATTTCCATAGTATCTTTTCCCCCTTAATTAAAGTGCAATGAACTTAACAGCCTTCTGTCCATCCGGCATTGTTGTACCAGCAACTACTTGTGCGAATGCATTAGCAGCAACTGCATTTACCAGGATAGAACCATCAACGGATGTGTGACCATACATAGGAGTTGTTCCGATTGCTGCAATAGCAGTCCAGAAAGCAGCTTCGTCTGCATAGGAATCACCCTTCGGGAAGGATACTGTGTTTGTAGTGAACTTGTCGCCTCTGGAAAGGTAACCAAGTCTGGGCAGGAATGTATTCTTGTCAAGCTTGAAATCCTTGAGAGCGCCAACAAGACGTTCATCGTACATATGTTCAGTTGTATAGTTTAAAAGTGCAGCGCCATCAGCAGCAGGATATCCTACTGTTCTAGCAACTGGATTCAGTGCAAGCATCATACCATTTTCAACATAATCTGCACTGAGGTTCGGATCAATCTTAGCCTGTGCTTCGATACGTCCGTCTCTACGGAATGCGCACTGGTTAAGTTCGATTTGACCATAACCATTGTGAGCAATTCTTGTTGCTGTATCAGCCATAATTATTGTCCTCCAATAAAATTACTTTACGTATTTACTTAAAGCTTCCTCAAGTGAGCTTGTGGGAGCAGTCTTTGGAATCATAACATGTTCCGGAGTTTTTGTGAATACAGAAGGATTAGTCTGCTTTACTTCATAAGCGAGTTCCTTATCAAGATCCTTTGCTGTAAATTCATCAAATCTTTCTGCGTATGCATTGAGAATATCTTCTGATAACATTTCAGCATAACTTGTAAGAATTGCTTGCTTTTCAGCAGTTTCTATATTCTTCTTATATTCTACAAGAGTATCATGTTCACTTTGAAGTGTAGACAGACTTGCTTGTACGTTTTCAAGAGTTGTCTTGGTTTCGTTAAGTAAATCATTTGCAACTTCATATTGAGACTTGATCTCATCTCTCTCTGTTGTTAAAGTAGAGATATTGTTAGAATACTCTTCAATTTTGAGTTCAAAATCTTCTTTTTCGTGAGTTAAATTTTCAATTTGTTCTGCTTGTGTTAATGAATTATTGCAAACCTCTTGCATCTTTTCATAAGAACCACAAGTCTTTCTAATTGCGTTAAGTGCTTCATATTCTGCTTCGGTTACGTCAAGAATATATGCCTTTTCCTTTCCACAAATATAAAGTGAATCGGTAGCATCATCTTTTTGATAGTAAACACGTTCATAGCACTGTTCGCAATAGTTCTTAACAAGTGCGTATTCATCATAAATATCGCAAATGTCATATTCAACAGTCCAATCGCCTTCTTCTGTATAATTTGTATTAAGCAAACTCCAAAGGGCATCAAACTTTTGTCTATCAGATAGCTTATAATTGAGCACTGACATTACGTGTTCTCCTCCTTTTTTAGTATAAGTGAGACTTTTATTATATTCTTCAATTTTATTAACCATCGTTGCCAATGATTCATATAAACTAAAGAATGCCGCGCCTTCAAAACAAGGCTTTACATCATCGCCTAAAATTTGAAGTCCTAAAAAGCAACCCTCAGTAAATGCAAAACATTTCTTTCCATCAATAATTTTCCATTCGCCTTGGATTGACTTATCATATATTTCCATAGATTCCGATTTACCAATCACATCCATAGCTTCTGGATATAATGCGGTAAAGATTAAAACATCAACACAAGCGTATTCACGTTCTACTCCATCTTCATCTACATTTTTCTCCCATGCCACATTCGGATTTTCGGGTACAATACCATAAATACGTCCTAAGGATCTGGAATAACCATGATCGGTATAATCCTCTCCATCATAGATACCCTTAACAGGTGTATATGGAATAGATGCAAGAAGTTTTTCAGCAAATTCATCAGAAATATATGTGCCATTACGATTTACGCCTTTGTAAAAAACGCGGCAGCGGGCTTTAGAGGTAACCTCATTAAACCTTTCTAAATCTCCATAAACAGTAATAGGAAAGGATTTTATTTGTTCAAGTTCTTCCATTAGTTAGAACCTCCTTCCGTTTGATTGTCTAAAGATTCTTCATTTTGTATAGTTTTTTCGGCTTTATCCTCTTGTTCTTGTTCTGGGCGTCCGCCTTCATCGGTAGCGTCGCCGGATTGTGTATAAGAAGAGGAGAGCGGCCTAAGCTTTTCGCCTAAATCTAATACATCATTTTCTAAATCTTTAATATTACTCAAATCTCGTTGACTTAAGTCCATTGCGAGCGCAGGAAGTAAGAAACTATAGCCAGAAGATGCTAATTTAAATCCGTCTTCAACATATTTATCAGCATTATAATAACTTACTGGTAAGATTTGATACTTAAATGAAATATTAGTATTTGCATAAATACGATTAAGCGCATTTGTAACAAATTTGCTAAACTTATTCGCTAAATACATCATTAAAGCCAAATCATTTTGTAAAGAATAGGATAATGTAGAACTACCAGTGGCCGCAAATAACTAACTACTTACTCCACCATTGGCGTATACATTATTAAGCATTCTGTCTAATGTAGAATTTTGTGTTTCACTCGCGGTTTTAGATGAAATGTCACTCGTGTCCGCATATGTAGTTAAAACACTTAAATTCTTATTGTTCTTCATCATTTGAACCGTACCCTTATGGATTTCCGCCGCTTCATCTGGTTCAAACAGTAAGCGACCATCAGTTAAATGAGGAATTTGTTGTACAACAATCTTTCTAATTTCTTCTCGATTGCGTTCTTGTTCTGTTTCCACTGCTTCATCATATTCGATTGTTGCAGGGATAACATTTAAAAATAATGGTCTTGTGTCAAACATAGGGAAGCAAATCCCAATGTCGCTTGGAATGACCATCCACTTTGATATTACTCCGGCCTTTAACCATCTCTTATAATAAGAAACGATTTCGCGCGGATATGCTTTTAACGCTTGCTCCTTTAATTCAGGATTGGCCAAAGTGTTAAAATAACTAACATCAAATTCAATTAAGTCATTACCATATTCATCCTTATAATTAGAGCAGCAGTAACCAGCGGGTAAATCCAAATAAGAGAAAGTTTCTTTGTCTAATCTAGTGATTACTCCGTAGTAACAACCGTCTACTAGTGCTTTTTGGGCGCAATTAATTAAAAAACTTTTTAAATCTAATCTTTCAACATAATCTAATGCACTATAATACCTTTTAGATATGTGCGGAGTGGAGAGCTTTTTACCAAAACCTGGATTAGGAATTAATAAACCCACATATTTTAAAAGTGTAGCATAATGTAAAATAATTTGACGATAAAATCCGTCTTTATAAAAATAATTGCGGGATAGCTTTTGCTATTCCTTCAAAACACCCGAATTAATAATGCGATATATCTCTTCTGGAGTATAATCGCGGGTAGGAGTACGCTTGAATCGGTCCCAACGTCCTTTATAGGCGTCGTCATTCGTAGCGATCATATCTTGACTTGCTTTTTGAAAGTTGGCTAAATCAAAACCTTTTGTTATATCGTCCATTTAGGAACCCTCCGTATAGAAAGTTAGCATTCTAGTCGAATTTAATCCACGTCTACGTCTTGTTTTAGTTTGGTATTCTTCTTCCAATTCCTTAATACGCCATAAGCCATAAGCAAATGACATATACTTATCATCTGGATACCGCGAGTTAATTTGCTCTAATACAATATCTCCAGAAACACCAGTTTTTTTCAATCTTAAGTTGACCATCTCTTCAAATAACTTAGTAGTCATTTCGTGTGGTAACAGACGTTTAATACGTTCCTCTGTAGTCATTTTTTGTCCTACTTTGGTTGCTAGTAATGCAGATTTTGCTTCTTGTTCTTTTATTAAAAAGCGAACCATTCCACTAGAAATTCTTGAATAACAATTTCCATGAATCTTAGATTTTAGAGGTCCATTTGCTTTTAAAGAATATAAAATTTTTGGAGCGTCTTTTGGTTGAGTTTTTAAATATTCATCATCATTATGGAAGGCATAGGCAGGATAAAATTCTCCGAACTCATCATACTGAGTGGAGACCATTTCGTCACCTAAACCAACACCCAAACCATTAGTATCTATAACGACTTCGCGCGGATTAAATGCTTTCATAATCCGCTTAATATCAATTGCTTGTTGACGGAAGGTTTTCGTCTCAGCAGATTTACCTAAAACGATAATATTTACTATTGTAGTATAAAATTTATTATCACTAGGAACATTTACACGAAATACCGTTACGACTGTTTGGTCATGAATTCTACCAACGTCCACTGACAATATGTAGAATTGTTCTGTTCCCTCTCTAGAAATTGCGTGCGTTTCAGGATTTTTTATTTTACGATATTGAGTCATTTTATCAAAATTAAACCATGATTCGTCACTCGCGCCTTGCCATATGGATAAATATTCTGTCGCGAATGATGTCTCATTAAATGATGATGACATTTTTAAACTCTGAACATAACTTTTATCTAATAGTCCATGAATTACTGGCACTCTATAGTCGCATCCAAATACAAAAGCAGTATTTGGATCAATAATAGACGTCTCAAAATTATCAATTAATCGGTCATAGGCAAATGATGTTTTCTGCCAAGCCGAAGTTGCGCATATGACTTGTTGATTTGGTTCTTTTTCATTTACGGTATTATCAGGTAAGCGACGAGATACATTTAACAATGGTAATACAACAGTATTAATCATATTTTCATCATGATTCTTAATCTCATCTATTAGTCCACCATTACGGCGTCCACCGAGTGACGACTCCAATGCGCCTACTACATCGAACTAACTACCATTTCGAAATTTTAATGTAACATAATCTTTACCAAAATTACCGGGAGTATCATTAATATCACCGCCGACTACTTCTTTGCGTAATAGTGGCCAGTGGCGATATATCTCGGTAATTTTTTCTTTAGCAATTTGCGCACCTTGTGTTTTATTAGGAGCGCAAATAAATACCTTTCTACTGGGAATAAATACACACTATAAAAACAATGCAAGAATGGTTAGAAATGATTTCGACCAAGCACGACAAGCAGTAACAAATACTATCTTAAATCTCATGCAAGCGCGCAAGAAAATTCTCTAATAAAAGAATAACTAAATGTGTTCATCCTCGGGTGTAATCAAATCCAGAAAAATATCGGGATATGCAGTAAAAAATGCAAATACCTCACCCAGTTGCGCCATGTTCGTATTTAAATATTCTTCATTAAGTATAACGCCTTTATCTATCTCAATGCCATCTTTATATCCTTTTGGCGTAGCGGCATCGAATAACTCATTCTTCATGACTATCCTCCAATTCAACTTGGAAGTCTTCATCAGCGATCAAATCTTCATAGCCTAAATTATCATACTGATCCAAATCCTTATTTAAATCAGTGCCATAATAATTATCATTCTCCAGACTGGTCGCCGCCTTCAACATTTCAATACGATGATTAATATCATCGCCAATGCCCGTTTCATTAGTATAAAGTCGTCTATTAAAATTCTGAATATTTGCAATAGTTTCATCTACCACATCGCGTTTTACATCATCATAATACTTATTCTTCCAATTCTTTTTCTCTAACCAGCGTACTAATTCTCCAACAGTATCAAAATCATTAATATTCTTCACATTCTTTGGAGTAAAATCCGCAGCCTTAACCAATTTATCATAAGAAGCCAGTAACTTATCAAAATCTTGACCTTCTTCAATTCGTTGATCAATCTCATATGAAATCTTGCATATCTTAATTGCTTGGTCGACTTGTAGCGCGCCATTAACGTTTTGAGTAGTAATTAATCCCTTATAGAGATTCTCTAAATATGCGTATCCTTCATCTTCATAGGCGCCCCAGCGTTCGCGATACTTTTTGCGGGCTTCGTCACTTAATCCAGGCAGTTCTGTATCAATACTATTATTCTGTTTTAATCTCTTAAACTCCTAATAATAATCCCCCCATCCAAGAGAGTCATATTGTGCGTCCAAAAAGACTTCCGCATATTTATGAAATGTATTTGTATCCGAAAGTGCGTGAATTCTTTCCCATTCTTTAGGGATAAAAGGAACATCCGCATATTGACATAATTTATCAATAATTTTCCAGTCCCAATCATCACCCAAAATCAACTCATCTACGCAATTGTCGCAGAACGGAATCGCGCCATCTGGAAATAAAAACGAACGAGTCGGCGCATATGATTCCGGGCCATACTGCTAATGGCAGCAGGCGCATTCTTTTAGGAGAAACTTTTTCTCCTTATTTATCTTCGGTGTAAGTCCCATAAGCACCTCACTTCGTAGCCTTATTAACTAACTTCATAAAGTTACGTCTACGTGGCCTATTCATTTCTTCCACCTTGTTAAACACATCAAGCAATAGTTCTTCGCTATCGCGCGGAATCGGTTTATCTCCTTCATATGTAACTAAATCTATCTATAAAAGTCTTACGATCCCAATAAATTCACTGGGATCCATCGACATTAACGCCTTATAAAGCGTTTCACTCCAATTATTTTTGCACAAGTTCAATCACCTTCTTTTCATTTCTATCTCGTTTATCGCACTTTTTGCAACGACCATTCAATCCATCTTTACTGCGCGCTTTTCTCACAAAAAACTCTGGAGTGCGCAAATACGTCCTGCCGCAGCATGAACATGTCTTAAACTCCTCCGGAAAGAAAATTTTACTAATTATCTCCTCATGAAGGCGTGCCGCCGTATTAATCTCCGGTATAATCTTTTGTCTAAACAGCGTACTAATATAATTCGCAGTATAACTCTTCTCATACTTCTTATTAATATAATCCGCGATATCCTGATTCTTTGTCTGCTTCACCTTAAAGTCAAGTATTTCTTGATGAATAGGTAACAATTCCGCCAACTCCTTATAATAATTTAAGGTCTGAAGAAGCGATTTTGCGTTGCCTTCTACGTTTTCGGCAGTTCCAGCATCTTCCGCGTCAAAATACGCATTAAATAATGCATATACATCCTCTAGCTCCCTAAAGTCAAAAACGAAAGAACCTTCATCGGCAGATTTATTTTGATACTCCCAATAAATCTTTGAGGCGCGATCCAGTTCTTCCTCCGAAAATTCACTTGGTATTAAGTGTTCACTGTCCTTAAAGAGGAACTGTGAGCGAGAATTAATGAGTCCGAGCGGGCGCACGATAATGTCGGCATCCCAGTCACTTTTGGTTGGGAGAGAAGGTACGTCGGTAGTGTGGCGCATAATGGGTGTGGCGAAGGAATCGCGCAGTGTATATTGTTCGCGACGTAATTCTACTAGCTCATGACGTTGTTTTAAGTAGTAATATGATGACCATTCTGAGGATTTAGAGTGCGCAAGTTGGTGTTCAGCAGGGGTAAATTTGTTGAGGAGAGAGTCTCGGATGGGTTTGGTGCGTTTGCCGTGATCTAGGTCGTAGTATTCAATGCAGAGATCAAGCCAGTCAATGCGGCGGAATAAGTCTTCGAATTGAGCGCGCATTTCTGGGGTGGCGTTATTGAGTGCTTCAGTACGGGAAAATTTGGAGTTGTGTTTTATGTAGTGGGTAGGATTAGGATTGAGTTGGGCTTCATTAAAGGTAGGAGACTCTATGAGTGCGTCTAAGGATTCGGTTTCGTGTGTATTGTCCCAAGTTCCGTGTTTTGTGGCAATCTTGATGTTTTTTTCTTGGACATCGTTTTTGCCTGAGGAGTTGCGGCCCCACAGTATATAGTCAGCAATTGTACTGAGTTCAGTGGTTGTGAGGGGCTTATCCTAAAAGATGGGTTGCTGTATGTATTGATTAACGAACGCGGCGCGCTCTGTATTTGATTCTAGTGAAAAATCTAGATGTAAACGATTAGTGTTCAATTTGTGTTCCTCCATATTTTATACTTATATTATATCATAGATGCGGACGGAAGTCAAGTGTTTCTGGTGATGATGGGAGAAAAATTTTTGAGTGGGTGAGGGGAGTGGATAGGGTTTGAATTTTTTATTTCGTGGAGATTTGGATCCAGGCGACTTTGTTAAGTATTTAACAATCGCCTGTTTTCCCAAATCCTACGCCCCTCGAGCGCGTTAGGTCGCGAGAGTGCTGAGCCTAGCCCATCGGGGTACCGGGGCCTCGCTCGCCCACGCTTTAGCGCATTAAAGCGCCAAAGCGCGCCAATGTATAACATAAATATTATATTAGTATAACAAAAGAAGTATTAGACAAAATGGGTTATAATACCGTATAATATAGACAAGATAAAGGAAGTGAAATAAATACTCACTCGTAAGTTGGAAGACTTGCCGGGCAAATGTTGAAAAACTTGTGGCTCTACCCAATCCTTTATCAATAAAAAAAATAAAAATAAGTGTTGACAAATAAAACACACTATAGTATAATATAGACAAGATAAAGATAAAAGAAAGGAATAAAAATTATGTACTTCGCAATTCACTCTTATAATGAACACTCTCACTATGTAAACTATATCGTGAATGGTTATGTTAATGCGTGGGACGCGTTTAACTCGGCAGTTCGTTGTGCCGATTACTTGGACGAGCATATCACCATTGATTTGGTAGATTGTCAAACGGGCGAAGTTATCGCATCTAATGACGATGACTTACTCGCATAGTTCCAGTGCGCACTTCATCACTTTAGTGTGGTGAAGTGCCGCACCGGGTTAGATTGTTAAATAGTTAACAAACGAACCGGGCGCGATTGTTAAATAAATATCAATCTATGTTGCCGGTGCACTGTACAAAAAAATGTACAAGAAAATGATAAAAATATATTGACTTTTGGTTCTAAAAGGTATATTATATATACAAGATAAAGAAAGGAATTAAACAAAATGGCAAAAATGATTTGGTTAGATATGGACGGTACGATAGCAAATCTTTATAAAGGCGAGTGGTTAAATGATATAATCAATCATAACCCAAGACCATACGAAATTGCCGGTAGATTAGTGGAAGAAGAAAAACTAATAGAATTGGTAAAAAATGGTTATGAGTTAGGAATAATCTCTTGGTTGGCAAAAGGTTCAAATAAGGAATATGACAAAATGGTAAGAAATGCCAAAAAAGAATGGTTAGCAAAAAATTATCCAAATGTAAAGTTTTCCCATATCCACATCGTAAAATACGGATACCCAAAACAATATATCAAAGGTGCAAAATGGGAAATTCTGGTAGACGATGAAAAACCGAATAGAGATAAGTGGATTGGAAAATCTTACCACCCAAACGAGTTCTTCAAGTAAATAACACGATTTCCAAAAAATGGAAGGCGCACCGGGCGCGATTGTGAATATATTAATAATCAAGACCGGGCGCACTATAACACCGGAATTATGGGGTATAACAAAAGAAGTATTGTACATTAGCGTATACATATGTTATGATATAGAAAATAAAGAAAGGAAATAAAAAATATGTACAGATTTGAACTTGGAGATTTAAGAGCGTTTATCAGTGTACTCAATGTAATGTTAATTATGAAGTATGGTTTAACGGTGGCGTGGTTTGGTCTTGCCGTTGGTGTGTTAGGTCTTGCAATAGATTTTATTAAGCACTATAAAAAGTCAAATGATTTTAGAGTAAATAGTGCCGTTATTCACATCGCAAATATTGTATTAAATGTATACTTTATGACTATATAAGTACACATAGAAAGGAATAAAATGATTCTTAATCTAACAATTGATACTGATAGCAATACTATTATAGGCGAAAACGAATATAATGATGATTATACCGTTATTGACTATTCCAAGTGTGACTGGGAAAACTTAACAATTGCCGAAGTCGTCAACGATTTTATCGTTGACGATTAATTGGTAAATATTGGTAAGGCGCACCGGGCGCGATTGTTAATTTATTAACAAATTGAACCGGCGCGCCATAACCGGAATGTTATACTACTATAACAAAAAAAGTATTGTACATTGTGTGTACTATTTGTTATAATAAAGAAAATAAAGAAAGGAACTTAAAAAAATGGAAAAAATACTTGTACTTGATACTGAAACTTGTGGAAATGTCAATATTGATGATAGTTTTTGTTATGACATCTCGTTTATAGTTTGCGATATGTTGGGCAATATTTATGACAAGTTTGCTTTTGTTGTTGCTGATTATTTTCTTGATGATGAAATGATGAACACAGCATATTATAAAGACAAAATGCCAAAATATTGGGAAGATATTGAAAATGGCACAAGAGAATTAAAAAGACTTAACACCATTAGACATATACTCCATACAGTATGCAAGGAAAATGATATCCATAAGATGTATGCATATAATGTAAAGTTTGATTATGATGTATTACTCAAATCAACAAGACTTACAAATTCTTCCAAATATAGATACTTCCTTCCGTATAATATGGAAATTATGGATATATTGAAATATGGTTATATGTTAGCAAGAGAAACTGAATATAAGAAGTTTTGCCAAGAAAATGGTTATTTGACAAAAAATGGCAGACCACAGACAAAGGCAGAAGTGGTAGCAAGATACTTATTTGACAATAATTTCCAAGAAGAACATAAAGGTCTTGAAGATTGCGAAATAGAACACAAGATATTGTGTGAACTTGCAAAAAGATACCCAAATATAGACACTCACTTGTGGCAAGATTAAATCTTGCCACAAGATATAGTACTACTATATGTAGTGGGTGCGATCCGGTGCGAACATTTGTTCGCGCCGATCGGTGTAGATTGTTAATTATTTAACAATCACCACCGGGATAGGTCGTTAATTTTTTAACAATCAATACCGGGGCGGCATAACACCGGAGTTATAGGGTATAACAAAAGAAGTATTTGTATATCACTTGTAATAGTGATATACTAACTATAATAAGAAAGGACAAAATTATGAAGATTACCAACAAGACTATAAGGGCACTTAACAAGTGGTTAGAAAAAAATGAAATGGGTTGCGAGTGCGAACTTGGCAAAGTTTTTGAGTACGAACCAAATGATGATATTATCATCGTACCAAATCATTACGATGGCGAGTTTGATGAGTTTTTTATGAGTTATCTCCGTTCCGAAGGTTTAATATCTAATATTGACTGTGTAGCATTAAGTTTTCTGCACGAACTTGGACACGCTTTAACTCTTAATGACTATTTTACTGATAAAGATTTTATGAATGATATACTTGCAAGGGAACTTATATCATATAGTGACACTTGTATGGAACAGAGTTTATATGCATATTGGAACTTGCCAACTGAACATATCGCACAAGTATTTGCAATAGATTTCGCAAATCAGTACACTGATAGCGCACAAGAACTTGAAGATATATTTGCCACTTGTTTATAAGTGGTAGATATGGTAAAAATTGGTAGGCGGACCGGTTAGTTTGTTAACTATTTAACAAACATCACCGGGCGCGGTGGTAAAAATTGGTAAAACCGGAAATTGATCCCTGTACAAAAAATTGTACTTGCGCGTGTAGTATAATATAGAAAATAAAGAAAGGAAATAGACACTATGATGACACCCAACGAACTTACAAGCGCACTTATCAATGCGCGCATAGACGGCACAGCAACCGTTTTCAACTCAATATTAAAAATTGTTATGTCAAAGTGGTAAAAACCACTTGACACAACAAAACAGTATATGTTATAATAAGGTATAAGTTAAAGAAAGGAAATTGATATTATGGCAATCTCTCAGAAATCTCTTAATGACACACTCCGCGCAAGATATATGGAACTCGTTCGCGAGTCCCTTGCACAGTTAGATGAAGAACTGTTGCTCGTCAACTCTAACGAGTTCGCAATTCCTTGCATTGACGGAGGTGGTAACGACTCTTTCGTCACAATCAAGTTCAGCGTTCCCACCGGTTCACGCGATGGTGACGCGTACGATGGGTTTGCACTTGCAGACGAGTACAAGGCAAAACTTGCAGAAAAGGAAAAACTTGCCAAAGAACGCGCAGACGCGAAAGCAAAGAAAATCGCGCGTGACAAGGCAAATCGCGAGAAACTTGCCAAGTCAAAGGCAGAACATAACGCGTAAGTTATGGGGCACATATAAGTGCCCTTTTTCTGCGCGATCCGCACTTTAGTGCTTTAGCGCACTAAAGCGCGGACCGGTTATGATTGTTAAACAATTAACAAACTCTACCGGGCGCACTTGTTAAATAATTAACAAACACAACCGGGCGCCGGTTTCCAGTTTTTACCAATAATTCCAAAAACTTAAACCGGCGACTGTACATAAAATTGTACACCCATTCTTGTTATACTATATGTGTCAAGAGGACAAAGGGACACCACAAAATGGTAAAAAAAGTTCAAAAAAAGTTAAAAAAACCACTTGACAAACTAAAAAAAGTACTGTATAATAAAGGTACAAAATAACACAAGAAGTCATATAGAAAGGAAATGATATTATGACACATGCACAGTTTTTCGCAAAGGTTATCGCACTCAATGGCACTGATAAGGAAATGGTAGAAATTGCCAATGCTTATCTTGCTTCCCTTGCCAAGAAGTCTGAAAAGGCAAAGGAAAAGAGAATTGCAAAGAATGCCGAAAATGCACCCATTGAAAAGGCAATTCTTGACTACCTTAACTCTCACAAGTTCGCACTTGCAAACGAACTCGCAACAGTTGCAGAAGTTAGCACGTCCAAAATTGTCGCAGTTTGCAACCCAATGGTAGCAAGTGGCGTAGTAAAGTGCGAACGAAAGAAGTTCCCAAAAGTTGGTGAACGTAATGTTTACAGCGTTGTCAAGGTTGATACTGAAAGCGTTGTACAGTAGCGAAATAGGGCACATATAAGTGCCCTTTTTTATTGGCAGGATCACTTTAATGCGTTAGCACTTTAACGCACTAAAGTGCCGGTTCCGTTTGTTAATTATTTAACAAACCGGACCGGGGTATATTGTGAAATATTTAACAATCAATACCGGGGCCGATTGTTAAAACTTTAACAATCTCACCCGGGGCCGTTCCCAGTTTTTTCCAATTTTTCAAATTACTTCCAGGTGAACCAAAACTTGGTAGCGTTGCCAGATTTTTCCAGCGTTGGAAAAATTTTCCAATATTAACAGAAGCTGGAAAGCTGCGAGCTGCGCTGGAAAAATTTTCCATTTTTTCAAAACGCTGGAAGCTGCGATCCCTACCATCAATTACCGGAGCTGCCAATATTTTCCAATATTACCAAAAACTGGGAGCTGCGAATACAAAAAAAAGACGCCCCTTCCGGAGCGTCCCTTAGTTACCATTATTTTACTTGGCTGTGTGCTGTGCCTTGCTCTGTGCCAACTTTTCCCTGTTTGCCTTATCTCTGGCAATCTTCTTGGCTTTGGCTTCTGCCTGAGCCTTTGCCTTCTCTGCCTTTTCCTGGCATTTCTGGGCATATTCGTCACGCATAGCGTATCCGTCATAGGCATCGCCATCACGAGTTCCGGTAGGCATTGACACCTTTACCACAATGAAGGTTTCAGTACCATCTTCCAGCACTACTGGAAAATTAAGTTCATTAGTGCCACACTTTCCGGCATCTTCGCCTTTTTCAGTCAGCATTGCCATAATCTGGTTCATAAAGAGGTTCTTGGTTTCTTCGCTCATTGCTTTGTAAGATTTTGCCATAGTATCTGTTTCCTTTCCTTAACTTTTAACACCATTATTATATCAGAGATTTTATTGAAAGTCAAGCGTTTTTTCGCAATTTTCCGGTGGAAATATTTTCCGGCGTTTCAAGTTTTCTCTCTTAATTTTTTACAAGTATATTATATCAAATTTTTTAGAAAAAGTCAAGCATTTTGATCAAAGTTTTTTTATGTAATTTTTACCAATATTTTCCAGTATGCGAAACTGTGCCGGATCATCAATATATTCGCACTCGGCGCGACTTGATGCCGTGTCAAGCATTCAACAGGCTACAAAACGCTATGCCCAGGCTGTTCTCACTATTCTCCACTTATAATTATACCGGAAATTCAGCTGAAAATCAAGTTTTTATCGCAGATAAAAAGAAAGACGCTCCTTTCGGAGCGTCAGTTCTGTATGACTTACTCAGCGTCAGCGAGTGTGTAAGCAACCTTCTTGCCCTTTGCACCTTCGACCTTGATTTCGGACTTGGATGCTCTGCCAGAGTCAACGAGTGTCTTCATCAGACGAGCAACATACTGCGGAGTGAGTTCCTTTTCGTCGGCTCTCTTTGCACCGTTGGCTACGAGTGCAGTGAGGAGGTCAGAGCAAGTCTGGGGAATAGATGTCAGAAGGGAAGCAACGAGTTCAACATTGGAGTCAGTTGTCTTTGCCTTTTCTGCTCTCTTTTCCTTTGCCTTAGCGAGATCTGCTTCGTGCTTTGCGATAAGTTCGTTTGCCTTTGCGATAACGTCCGGTGTGATTTCGTTGGAAGCAACAGCGGTGTAGAAGTCAGCGATTGTCATAATAGAAACTGCCATAATAATTCTTTCTCGCATTTAAGGGATGCGTCCCAAGCTTTGTGTGTTTCAGAGGTGAGATTACTTCTTCTCTTTCTCTTTCATCATTTATTATACTAATATTATAACAGACTTTTCAGAAAAAATCAAGTATTTTTCACTCAATTTTCGCCGTATTCATCTGGTATAGGCGATGAGTAGGTTTCGTAGGTAGCACTACTTATACTACTCCGGAAATGCGTGTAAGCCGAACGCATCTACGCTTGAACCCGTGATCGGCAACCTCGAACTGAGGGGCGCAGTTGCTACTATGGGCTGGTATAATAATTGGCTATGCCGAGCCTTTAGGCATCAATTAAGGTGAGTCCGTTTTCACCACCAAGAACTATCGAAAGGAAGGTCGCACTGTCCACCACGACCAAGTGGGTGATTTATGAGGTTTTCTTCCTTCATCTTACATATATATTATATCATATGTTTGGGAAAAAGTCAATTGTTTTTTGGCTTATTTCCGGCGTAAGATGTAGAGCGGAAGAGTTCGGGTCGGATAACTCGCTCTTGCTTCGGGTATCCATTATTCAGAGGTCGATACGCCTATGGTGTTCCTGCTCGTAACGAGCGACGCATCCTGTCATTATGCACCCACCTACTACTGAGCCAACGCTCTTTCTTTTTTCATCTTACACATATAGTATAACAGAGTTTTAAGAAAAAAACAAGTGTTTTAGTGCGTGAAAAATTAAGGACAAATTACTTGACAAGTCGAGGAAAGTTGGCCATGCACATATTCTCACATATTCTCACATATTCTCACATATTTCCACATATTTCCACATCTCCCAATACATACACACCTAACCACATCTAACTACACCCATCCACGCACACAAACATCGCTGGGATCCATGCCAGGCCTCTCGTACGACTGACGCTTTTTTGGATAAGGACTCCGCCTCTATATGCGCTGTTACGTATACGAATACTTATACGGCCAACGTACCATAAACGTACCATAAACGTACCATAAACGTACCATAAACGTACCATAAACGTACCCAGCGCCCTAAGGTATTTAGTCCCTGGGATGCCGGCTAAATTGGGTTAGAGGTTAACCGGCTCGTTTTGTGCCGTAATATGTACGTATTTAAGTATACGTAAGAACGCTAAGGAAAGGTGTGACCGGCTCGGCTAGGTTTAGGTGTGATTTATGTATACGTTTAGGTGTGGTTTATGTATAAGTTAACTGGTGAGAAAATTTGGGACGCTCGGTCCCGTTTTTTTGGAGGAAGAGAAAGGTGAGTTAACGTATAAGTAAATAAATATTATATATGTATACGTATATGTATACGTTTTACTTATACGTTTTACTTATACGTTAGGGAGATCTCCTTTATGTCTACGTAGAGGCGCGAACCGGTGCGTGATGCTCGTCCGCAATAAAAAAACGAGGAAAAGTCAATTACTTTTCCTCATCATTTACTTCCGGCGCTGTATAAGTATCCTCATCGTAGAAATGGAAAAACTCACTCCAACTTCCTGTGTCTATCACGATATGCCCTTTCTCAGGACTCCAATACCTAAAATATGGACTCTTGTAGTTATAAAGAGACAAGAAATCCATAATTGTTCTATTGGCTTCCTGCTCATCAGCACCATAGCCAATCACTCTATGCTTTCCATAACTATTCTCAAACTCAACCCTAATCATCAGTCACTTTCCTCACTTCCAAAATATCAATACCAGCGCCTTCTACGTCCCACATATCGTCAAACTCGATTATAGCAGCGATTGGATTTACGCCAGGTACAATGGTCTCACATTTATCACCATTCAACATAAATCTGATTACATAGTCATTCATTACTTATCTCCATCTATCGAACCACTTCTGAGCCAACTGACAATTGCCGCAGCCACTATCGGGACATTGCTTATCTCCGCCAAAATAAGGACATCGCGCATCCAAGCGAGGACAAATGTACTGTTCCGGTCTACCCTCAATCGGCGCGACTGCATCTTCAATACGTTTTCTTACTTCGTTGATTGTCATACGCCACCTCCGCAAATACAGGATTAATACCATATATCATCTCTTCATACAACATACCGTTAATTTCATATCTAATTGTATAATTAGGCATTGCTTATCTCCTAATGGTCTAATTCCGGACGCCAGCACTCCCAAGCAAGTGAACCATCTTCATACACATAACGAAAACACATTCCAGGTCTCCATCCCGTATAACGCACAGGGCGGCCGTCGCACACAATTTCCGTTACTTCGGCTTCGCTGTATTCGCAATCATCAAATGCGAACACATAAGACACCTTGTAGAACAGTTCGTCCGCCGTATCAAATTCGTGCTTGAAGGACTCATCGCCAAACTTTATTACATAGTAGTTATCCATAGTAGTTTCCTTTCTCAATTCTTACAAGTATATTATAACAAAAAAAGAGCAAAAAGTCAATTACTTTTTGCCCTTCGTATTCAGCGGCCGATGCTTAGTCGGGAATTACATCGGTTTCGTAATCTTCGGTTTCCTGATAGATAGTCTCAACATAACTGTCCCAGATATCGCTATTTACCCAATCCTCAATCACCCTAAACAGGGTATCAATATATGTATCACCTTTTGTATCATAGCGATAACCCTTCATTACGAGTTCGCAGTTGAGCGGATTATCAATATCTTCGGTATTGCCAATTGCTTCGGTAATAATTTCTTCGGTAATATCCGGCACCTCTGATAATGTCTGCTTACGCACATCTGCTGTTAACTGGTCAAGATACGCCTGGTCAATATCAAGTGCATAAAGTTCGGTTATGTTACAATACGCTCTGCGTTCAATTCTCATAATTTAATCTTTTCAATTACTAATACTACCTTTTATAAAGTTGAATAAGGGCGTTGCAACAAACACGCATCACCTGCCGCCATCGTTTCAAATAGTCAAACCTGCAGGACAGACTATTATATATACTACATTGCTCCGCTTCTATTATTCTTCGTGTTGCCCTTATTCAACTTTATAACAACGAGGAGAAAGGGGTTCCATTAGACCACAGGCCGCCTTCACTTTTAGTGGTTTTTTCCTCGTAAAATGTGTTGCTATGCGCGCCCACAACACGATTTCCCTACCGATCGCCGCCTAATGCATTAGTCGACGAGTCCACGCACATTCCATTGAGCATTGTTCCCAGTCGTTTTGCTCATAACTACCAACAGACAAGTCGGGGAATTGGCTAATGGCTTTTGTCTTCTTCCACCGAGCCGGGCCTCTCTTATCTCGGTTTTCTCGTACGCCCCGGGCTTCACTATCACTACGGTATTTTGTAGTCCAATTATACGAATTGGCGACATCTCCTCGATTGTGTTGCAACACCTAACGAGGGCTTACCCCTTGCCATTTCTCATTTTGTAATTATATTATAGCAAAGTTTTGTGAAAAAGTCAATTATTTTTATGAGTTGATTTCTTCAAACTCGTCTTTTACATAATCCACTTCGGAGTCTACGGTCCACACATCAGAGTCCCAAAGGCAACTACTAATATAATCATCAATGTGATTGACAAACTTGCGCTCTGCTTCGCTCAGTGTCACCCAAGTAGAATAACTGGTGCCATCGGTCATAACCCACTTTACATATTCCGGAGTCATCTTAGTGAAAATAAAATAACCCCAACTAGTAAAATCTTTAGTCATTGCTTCGCAGAAAGCGTCATCGATTACTAGTTCATAATTGTTCCACACAGTTTCAGTCGTATGTCTAATCATCTTATAACTCATTACTCCTCCTCTTCCTCTTCCTCTTCCTCTTCCTCTTCCGGCGCCCACTCAACACCAGCCCAAATGTAATCATTAGCATTTAGTTTTTCGCTCCATTCGGCTTCCTCAAACATAGCACCGAGCACTAGGAAAAACTGCTTTGCATTATGTAATGACTCAGTAATCTCATCTATCTCATTGAGATAGGTCTGCACTTCGTGGATTGCTTCCATTTTTTCGTCAACTGAGTTATTGAACGATGCAATCAGCGCGAGTCGCTCCTGATAAGTGCGACGAGTTGAATCTTCGCTCATCAGTTCAGTATTGACACCATTAACCCAATCACTAATATCAGCACCAGTAATAGCACAGCCCTTACCATAGGGAAGACCTTCGGCATATTCATAGATTGCAGTGTTTCTGCTATATGAGCCAATCGGATAGTAATTACCATCATTGGCGTGGATGTAGAAGTTTACATAACTTGACATAGGCTATTCCTCTCTTTCATTTTTCTATAAATAGTATAACAAAAAATCCGAGAAAAATCAATAGTTTTTCTCGGAAATTATTACTAATCGCGCCGTATAAACCGTGCGAGGTCGTCCGGCCCATCAAATAACGTGTATACTACATAGAAGGCACAGCACTCAATTGCATCAATCACTTCCGGACTCAGCGCCCGCTTATTAGGTTCGCCTTGCGCATCAGCACCGTGATGCAACAGGTTCTCAAAATAGTGTTCCACATTGCCCATTTACTTACCCATCCGGCACCAGCCGTCCTCCCCTAATGCGTGTCTATCTGTCTTATTGAACGGAACCCACATCATACACCTATCTTGGTCGCACTCACAAAACTCTGTATTCTCAATCCATACATCAGGATAGCCAGCACCAGTATTGCGGCCGCTCGTATAAATGGTTTTAGTGCGAAAAGGACATAATTTAGTCATAGTTTCTCCTTACGTTTATTTGAGTGCGAACACACGCTACGCCGTGCTCATTGATGTGTGTCAAAAGTATTACAGCATCGCCGTCTTCATTGCGGTCTAATTCATAACCCTGGTCATACAACGCCTTCAACTTCTTTTTTGCTCCCTTGTCAAACACATAGCCACTAAATAATTTAGTGCCCTTGTCCTTATTGTCAAACTCAATAATATTCAGTTCTGCCATTGTATCATAATACTTCAAAAACTTTTTCAGTGTCATAAGTCACCCATTCTTTCATTATCTAATTTGCACGCTCTCGGATGATATCCATAATCGACATCTGCACCCCAAATACAATAAGGACAGTAATCGCATCTGCCGGAGCAATCTGAGTCATTCATATAGAGGTCAAAATGGTCAAATCTCATTAGCAATCCTCCTCAAAATACTCACCGCAGATAGGGCAGATGCCATCATTCAGCATTTTCTCCCACTTTTCGTCGACATCTTCGTAATAAATGATGTCGTAGCAACACGGAGCCTCAAACCACAGGTCGCGGTCGATGTCCTCTTGTGTCATATCCGGTGTAATGTTGAGTTTGTATGAGCCGACGCCGTAGATATCAATCATTTCGTCAATAAACTGCTTGAACTGTGCTTTTGTCATAATAGTTCTCCTTTCACTTTATATATTTATTATAACAAAAAAACGAGAGAAAATCAATAGTTTCTCTCGTTCGTAGACGTATACTGCGGCCGTCGGTATGAGTAAACGGTTATTGGAAAAACCAATAACCAGCATCGTTACTGGAAAAACCAATAAGCCTTATTGGTTTTTCCAATAAGGATAGTCATTTTTGACTACCATCTAGTCAATTTTGACTATCTATATATATAACTTCCAAACAAGGCAGGAAGTTATATATTCTTTATATAGTTATATATATTCTATGCTACTTTTAGACTACCTTTTAGTCAATTTTGACTACCACATAGTCATTTTTGACTAGGAAATAGTCAATTTTGACTATCCGCATTAGAAGCCTTCTAACCATTGCGGCGGAGCGTCTAATTCCGGTGTTGGAGTAAATACTGCGTATGTATCTGAACGCATATTTATGTAATGTTTCTCTTTCAATTCATACATCGCTTTTCGGGCGGCCGCATTTTCGCATCAGTTCGTCTAGGCAACTTCCCAGCAATCACTCCAATTTTTTGGGACGCCGCCTTCTAATTTTTTTACGCAACTAACATATTCCGGCAATACTCATCTTCCTCAAACGCATCTCTCGACTCAAATCCAAAACCGGAATAATCAACCACTCTCAACGACTGGTCATTATCATCATAACTCCAATTCCCAGAGTGGAGGTCGCCAATCATCATATCTTCGCAAAAGTTCCAAAACTTAGACGCAACCTTAGCATCCCAGCACTCATAAGTCAATGAAGAAATCTGGTCTTCACTCTCATAGGCATAAAAGTCATTAGAGAAATCTTCTTCCATCTCCTCATTATCGTGATAGCATCCACTATTATGTTCCTGCCACTCTCTCCAAGCACTATCATAGGACGCATCACTAACCAGTTTCTCATCACAGTAACACTTTTCCTGAACATACACCGGACATCCACGGAACTTTCCCACGTAATAAGTCGGAGCAAAGCACTCGCCAATTCCAGCCTCAACCGCTTTGGCATAGTTTCTCCACTCAATACGACAATAATCAGCGTCCGGTTCATACCAAACCTTGCGATACTCCTGAGTTTTGCTATTCCAATCTTCAAAGTGCTTCTCATAAAGGAACGGTAACTTGATGACATAATTCAACTCATCATTCATAATAACACCCTTTGTTGCGCCACCATAGAAGTGAAGATCGTCGTCCTGATACATATCAATGAGGTCATTCTGAGCCTTGCCCCAAGCGTTCTCTTCGGGCATTTCTACAAAATTACAAAACGCCTTACTATCAGCGCAATCATTCAGTATCTTCATTATCTTGTTAGTGAGATATGTGAGTTCATAAATAGTCATAGCGTGTTCCTTTCCTTTTCTTTCATTTTACACTTATAGTATAACAAAAAAGTAATGAAAAGTCAATACTTACCATTTTCTGTCAAATTATACTGCGGCCGCCCTATTAGCAGATGGATGTGTAGAGTCTCCCATCCAACACATAGATTATCGTCTCTAAACCGTCATAATCCCAAATACTCCAATCAGTCGCTTCATCTGGAATTGTCGCAATTACCACATTCGGACTAGGATACTCCCTGCACACTTCAACCAAAATAGGGTCATCACGACTTATGCCTTCGACATACTTATTTACAGTTCGTCCGCTCAATTCCTAATATCGTTCAATTTGTTCCGGAGTCATCGAAAATATGCCCCACTCCCTATGTAGGACAATCTCCTTCATACTCTTCCCTCTAATTTATCACGAATCGAACCAATCACCTGATACTCACGATAAATCTCTTCCCACGTCATCAATGACTGCTCTTGCCAAGTCTCCAAATCCCTCAGCGAATCTTCTGACATATTCAGCAAATGCATAATATATTCCTTTTCTATTTGTGTAAAATCCATTGCGCGCCTCCTTGCAACGAAAATTTTTTATGCGATATCTTCTAGTCGGCCTTTATGTTTACGGTTTTTGGGGCAGTCCTAGCGAACAAAAAGCGTTAGTCTTATTATCCCGCAGGAACTTTTCCCATTTCTGTGCGGTCCAGCCATCTACATACGACGCCCAACCGTAATCATCATTCCCTCTGTGATATGCGTCATAATACGCAAACATAAATCCGGAATAGCGACGATTTTTCAGTGCTAGTTCCGCATAAGCCTTACGCTCCATCGAGGCGATAGTCTTTGCATAGTTTGCGATACCCGATGCTACGGCCGCCACATCTGTCATCTTCTGCTTTACGTCAGCCAATGCTTCGGCATAATCCTGGCAGTAGGTCAAAAACTCTTCTTCCTCACCTTCCAGCACAACACTGATAAGTCTTTCCATAGTAATAGTATTATGAGTCCGTGCATAGTGCGCCTTCACATAGTCCGGACTCTTCACCTTTACTCTGTTGAAGTGATTATCACAACACACATAACCTTCCTCATCCCAAGGCAAGGCGGCCGCCGCGTTCTTCACATCATCAAGCGAATTCAACTCATAGCGCTTTGGAGTCGGAAAATAGCGACACAATGCACAATCCATTGGGTCTAATTCCTTCCCATCACACATATCACGCCAACCCAGGAAGTATAGTTCAATATCCTCATAGGGTATAACAACTCTGGTGTAAGGAGATACTAACTCAAACCAATAAGTGCAGTGCTGGTCTAAGTGCCCGAAAAACTCCTCGTGATAATCATCAAAATAACACTTCAATGCTTCCAATACGAGTGCTCCGTAGGTCGGATAGAGAACACTTCCAGTCTCCGCTTTGAAAGCATCAATAGTTCCATTGGTAGATATATGCCAGCCCTTATCGTGCCAGATTTTTATTAGCGAGCCATCGACTTTTTCTTGAACTGATACATCGTGCCAGTTTAGATTAGGACAATATGACTCTCCATAGTTGCCAAACTTTGACAGCGCTTTGCATACAAATATCCAGCGGCCGCCTTCTACGTCCTGCTTAACGATGCAGCCTCTGCATTCCTGCACGATTGGCTCGTTGAAATCTGACTCAATCTGATTATACTTCAACAGAAAATACTCCCCATCTTGTGATACTTTCACACAATACGGAGGCTCTGCCAAGCGTTCCTGCCAATCATCATATTCATTTATAAAATCAATCAGTTTCATCTTTCTTTACTTCCCAAGTTCTTACGATTTCATCTACGACATCGTCCAGGTCAGTCCAACATACTTCACACTGGCACATATCACCCAAACCCTCGTCAATAGCGTCATAATAAAATGACCAATCCTCAACATCGTGATTTAGCAAACATCTACCAATCACCGACGTTTTAATCAGTTCACGCATCTGTTCCTGGTTCTCAATCCAAACCCACATTAGCAGTCCTCCAATGCATCATACACATCAATCGTAACAGGCATTACCTTTGCACTATCGCTAATACGATGGATATCACTAATATTCAGCAGCACCCTATCATAACAATACTCATCATCAATAAGATTTGCTATTTCAGACGCATCATATGTTGAAACTATCACATATTCCATACTACCATCCACAAAGTGCGCTTTACACTTAAACATTATCATTACCTCTCAATATATATATTTTATTCCAGCCCTCTTCATAGATTGGAACTTCCAGTTTCATTGTCATTTTGCGAATTACATCTTCACCTACACTGCGGCTGCGGTGTGCATCACGCTCAACACACTCATAAAACGGAGTGTCAAACCAATAGCATACCCTCTCGCATTCGGGTAATTCACTCAATAAACGCTTCCGGCGCGCTCTACTCAAATTAGTAGCATCATATACTACATTTGTGTCAAGTTCTAACACATTTTGTGTCAGTTCATTCATAGTCCGGAACACTTCTCGATTGTGTGTCTGGTCATTAGCATCGCCGTAAAGTGTCTCACGCAATATATCAGATGATAAGTAAACTGCGTCATAATATTCAGTTAGATAGTCATCACAGTAAGTGCTTTTCCCACTTCCTGCAACACCTATACACATCACGAAAGTCGCCATTAGTCATCAGCCTCCATAGACCACAGCATCACTCTAAGTTTGTCGATTAGTTCAGCGTCCTCTACATAGTAAAGGTCATTATTAGCAAGTGTTTGTAAGTTGCAGAACAATTGTCCCAAACGCATATCCGGTGCAAGATGCCACAATTCTGCCAACTTCTCACATATTTTATCAATTCTATCAGGGTCTCTCATTTTAGTTTCCTTCCACAACACGGGCAATAGTTTATGAAGAGTTTTAGATGAACATAATCACCATCAATTATGTCGCGCTCGTCTGTCTGTATGTCATAGTAAAAATCGCCACTCATTGGGTCCTTATATATGTCGCAGAGTGAGGACTCCGGGTCGCAAATGCGACACATTCCCTTTTCAGCGGAACGCTTTTCTTCGACTATTTGTTCTGCGAGCCAGTCTTTATATTCGTTACTCATAGATTTTCTCCTTTCATATTATATAATTTATTATAACACAGAATTGATGAAAAGTCAACCACTGGAAAAATCTGGCAATAAAAAAGCGACCACTTAGACAGCGGCCGCCGTATTATTCATCATCTCAATCGCCTTATCAGCAATCTCTCTTGTCAATCCATATCTTCCACTTACAAACACGTGCCGTGGTTCTGCTGGTCCGAGATTGTGTATATCATCTAACGCAATCCATCTCTCAATATCATCGTGCCGTGATACATACTCTAAAATCTCGTGTCCTCTTGACCAATTATACGGTCCAGTCATATCGCTTATCCGCAAGTTGTATTCAGTCAACTTTGCATTGAATGCTGACCACATCGGTACCGGACTTTCTGGGTCATTCTCATCATAGTGACTAGTGGGAATAAAACGCCAATCACTGGATATGACAATTTCAGAGTTAGTTTTATGTATGATGTCTGCTAATAATGCGACCTTATCATCATCAATAAAGTCCCATCCGTTTATTTGGTTAGTAGTAGTATCGCAGTTGAGCACTCCATCAATATCAACAAATATTACTCTTCTCATTAGTAATCACTTCCATTCGCATTCTCATCGTGGCACTGGAAACAAATTCCATCGCCTTCAATATATTCATTAGTTCCTATCAGGCGGCCGCATACCTCACAATAAAGGTCTTCCCCTTCAAGTTCATATTCTTCATAAGAGCTTCTCATTTTTATCAATATTTTTCCTTTTTATTAAATGAAAGGGGTTTAGTAAACTTTCACCGTTTTCTCTACATCTAGCGTGAAAACAAATCAAATCTGCAAGTTTATTGGCTACTTTAAGCCCTTCTTTTATTTCAGAACTATTTGTTTCTTTTATCCAATCATCAAGCATTGCTTAACCTCATCATCTATTTGATATAAATAACGATTATCTAATTCTACTGTAGATATATAATTACCACCATAATCAACGACATTTATATCATCAGGATATTTTGTAATTCATTCATTAATTCTTTAATGGTCATCTTCATTAATCCTCCATCAACGGACAGTTTTCATCAAGCTCTTCAGGGTCAACATGATAATCTTCATGTTCCAAATCCCAAATCAATTCACAGCAGTGGTGTGGATATCTAGCAAATGGGCCTTGAGTATAACCTTGTACAAATTTACATTCACCACAAGTTTTTGGTTTTTTATATTTAATCTTTACCATACTATCTTATTAACTTTTCTAAAAAATTTTCTAAACAATATCCGACCAATCCAGTTCTAATCCACATTCTCCACAGAATTTACTATTATTCATGTATAATAATTCTGCTCCACATTTTGGGCACTTATAAAATGTTGCCGCTCTTCCAATATATTGATTAACTTCTTGGTAAGGAACTGGTTTATTTTGAATTTTATCAACTAATTCTTGTTTAATCATCTAAAGCTTCCTTCCACAATATGGGCAATAACTAATATATTCTCTTAAA